GGCCGCCGACATGCGGGCGCGGACCTCGGGATCGGCCAAGGCCTTCTTGCTGGCCGCCGACATGCGGGCGCGGACCTCGGGATCGGCCAAGGCCTTCTTGCTGGCCGCCGACATGCGGGCGCGGACCTCGGGATCGGCCAAGGCCTTCTTGCTGGCCGCCGACATGCGGGCGCGGACCTCGGGATCGGCCAAGGCCTTCTTGCGGGCCGCGCCTCCCTGCACCATCCGCATGCTGCAGGAGCGGCACAGACCGTCGCCCTTCGCCTGGCAATCGGCGGGCTGGGCGCAGCCATGAGCGAGGTTGATCCTCATGCCGTGCCTGACTTTTCCGCCGTTCGCAACGCCGTCGCTTCGCTCCAGCTGCTCGGGCTGGTCTCCGCGTCTCTGACCAAAAACCGATCGCGGATCTCGTTGACGAGCTCGGTGAGGCAGAACAGCCGCGACATGGCGTTGGCGCGCGCGGCCGCGCCGCGCATGCGGCACACCTGCAGAAAGAGATTTCCCGGCTCGTAGCCGGCGATGGCGCAGGCGAAGGCGAGGTCGAGCGTCACCGCGTCGGCCGGGTCGCCCAGGACCGGCTCCGGAACCTCCAGCAGCATCAGCGCCAGTTCCCGATTAGTCATAGGTTCGCCTGCTGCATGCGCCTCTTGTCGAGCGCCGAGCGCCCAGGCGGCGGGTCGCCGAGAATCCGGCCCGTCAGCGTCAGCGGCTCGCCGCTGACGCGCGCGCAGTTTCTGGCGTCGCGGTCGACGGAATATTCAAAATGCTCCCGCTGCCGCGGCGTGCCCTCTGCCCGCTTGGCGCGGCGCAGCTTGTGCATGGACTGGCGACGCTGTTCGCGCAGGCGCTCCAAATAACCGGGGTCGAGCGCCGCCCACATCGTCGTCCAGGCGACGCCGTAGCGCTTCGCCAGCTTGTTGACGGTCCACAATCTGCGGTTTCTTGCGCGCAGGACCTCCGCCTCCGCGATCTCACCCTCGCTCAAGGCCCGCGTCCGCGTCATCGCCCGTCCCCCAGAAAAAAGCCCGACGGCGGGATTGCCGATCCCGGCCATCGGGCCTGAGTAGTTGGGGGACTGCGCCGCCAAGTGAGGGCCTTGGAACGACGCCCGGCCCGGGAAACCAGGGAGGATAAGCCCCGGGCAAGCTCGATGACGGCCGCAGCCGCCAGAAAGACGAAGGTGACGACAAGGCCGAGCGCGAGCAGCGCCAGGCCGACGAGAAGGAAAAGAACGGCCGGGCGGATTGGGGGCTCCAACCTGGTCCCGGCCGCACCGCTCCGCCGACGAAGAGGCATCGCCGGCGAAAGGCCGTTCAAAACCGACAGGAAAAATCCGCGAAAATTTAACCGAACATGCGATTTTCCGTGGATTGCAACTGAGTTGAATCGACGCGTCGGCGCAACCGTGATTGTGTCCAACAAAACGTCACGGGAGGGACCACCATGCCTGCTCATTCGGCCGACCCGTTGGCCCGCGCAGCGCCGTTGCGGGCCTTCCTCCCCACCTGGCGCGCCAAGCGCTGCAGGAGCCGCGCCGCCGCCCGCGAGGGCTGAGTCCGGCCGGTCTCCCAGCGCGAAACGGTCGCCTGCTCCACCCCGATCTGCTCGGCAAAGGCGTGCTGCGGGAGGCGCATTTCGCTGCGGAGGGCTTTGATGGCTTCAGCGTCCATGGCGAATCGGAATACGTTGCGTATTGCGACGCTGCGCCATGCATTCTAGAAACGTCAATCCCAAGAGTATTGCAGAGCGTGCCAATGCTCGCGATCATGTCCGATGCCGAGCAGTCCGCACGTCTGAGATTCCTGCGCGAACGCGCGGGCTTTGCGACCGGCAAGGCCGCCGCCGATTTTCTGGGGGTAAAGCCACAGACCTACGCCCACCACGAAAACGGCACCCGCGGCCTGCGCCCGGACGTGGCCAAACGCTATGCGCGGCGTTTCAGGGTCGATCCCTGGTGGCTCCTCAACGGGCCGGGCACGGCGCTGCCGAGCTACGAACCGCCGCAGGACATGGCCCAGGCCGCCGGAGAGGCGCGGCGTCCCGATCTCCGTCGCGGCCCGAAATTGCCGCCGCTGAGGCTCGATCAGATGCCACGCGACGTGCCGGTCTACGGCGCCGCGCAAAGCGCCTATGCCGACCGCATCCGGTTCACCGGCATGGCTGACCGCGTACCGCGCCTGCCCGGCATCGCCGGTGCCAGCGACGTCTATGCGCTATATGTAGTCGGCACCTCCATGCAGCCGGCCTACGGGCCTGGCGACCTCATCTACGTGTCACCACACCGCCCGGTGAAGGCGGGCGACACCGTAGTTGTGCGCACCAGAAACAGCGAGGCCGAGGAGGAATTGGGCTTCCTCGGCGTGCTCGTCGCCGAGGGGGCGGACCAGGTGACCGTGCGTAAGCACAACCCGCCGGCGGCAACCACCACCTTCCTCCGGCCGACTATCACCGGCGTGCACAAGGTGTTAACCTTGCGCGAACTGATCGGCCTCTGAAAAAACGGCGCGAGGAACCCCCGCCGCCGCACTCGGCGACCAGGCATCATCGGAATTTGCCGTTGCGCGGTCCCCAACAAAATCCGCTTCGGATTCTGTAACTCCGTTCCGTATTGACCATTCCTTAATACGCTGCGTATTATCCGGGCCGTCGTCCATACCAGACGGAGCGGATGCCATGAGCACCACCGAGACCGCGCAGCCGTTTTCCTTCCCCCGCCTTCGATCCTTCGATCTTCCGGAGGCGGCATGATGGCAGATTTCGATACGGTCCGACGCGCCTGGGACGATGCCCTGCGCCCGCTCAAGGTAACGCTCGCCGACGACGCGCTTTTTGAAGCGCTCTCGCCGGAGGAGGTGCGGGCCGCCATCGACAGCATCCCCGCCTTCGTCGCCTGGCAGCGCGCTCGGGGGCGACGCATGCTCCCGTCGCTTGGTCACTATCTCAGGGAGCGTCTGTGGTGAATCTCCCCCGATCCTTCCCCTTCCCCCGCCTTCGTTCCTTCGACCTTTCGCGGGTCGAGGCCGACATGCTGCTCAAGCTGCGCGCCGGCCCCGCCTACCCGCTGCGCCTCGAAGGATGCGCCACAGGCTTCCGCCGCCGCGGCGACCGCGAGAACCTCAACGACCGCGTCCTCGCCCGCCTCATCGGCATGCGCCTGGCCGCGCTTGAGCAGGAGGACCAGGTTGCCGTCACCCTCACCGAGGCCGGCCGACGTTTCGCGACGGAACTGCGCGTCAAGGAACGGCTCAATCGTTCGCACCTGCGTATCGCCTCCTGACATGCTGCCCGGGCCCGAAGATTTCCCCCTGCGCCGCTGTCACGACCAGCCCTGTGACAGACCGGCCTCCTTCGGGACCGGGGTCTTCCTTCTGCGCGACCCGCCGGAGCTGGGGACGTGGCGCTGCCTCGACCACGACCGCGCCCACCATGCGCGTGCGTCGCAGACGCCGGCTCACGTGCCCAAGCGCAGAGCCATCGGCAAAACCGAAGGAAATCTCCTGTGAAACTCACCCTGGTGACATGAAGAAAAGCCGCAGCGCCGCCGAGATCGCCGAGACCATCCTCGACACCTGCACCGATTGTTCGGTCACCAGGCTGGTCGAGGCGATGACCATGCTGACCGCCGTCTTTGTCTGCGAGCACACGGCGACGGACGCAGAAGGTTGCACCGCCATCGACGCGCTGGCCACGCGCATGAAGCGCTGCATGTTCGCCGGCCGCGTCGAGGATGAACCCGAGGAACTGCGCCGTGCCCGCTGTCACTGACGCGCCCACGACGTTGCTGCAAATGACATCAGCCAGTGGGCAACCGATCGCCAAAGGCGCGCTCGCGCGCGAGCCCTATGTTCCCTCCGATGCCGAATGGGGCGATCTCTATCAGATGCTATGCGGCTACTGCGAACGGCAGACAGACTGCGCAATCGTCGACGGGATGATCGAGCTGAAGAGCGACCGCGGGCCCTGGCCGGAGGGCGGCTGGGTCACCGACCCCGGCGCCGACGTCACCTGCCTGTCCTTCATCCCGCGCGCGCGTCGAAAGATGCCGCGCCAGCAGATCCGGCAGCTATTGCGCCAGCACGTCCGCGACCTGCCCCCTGTGTGCGCCGGGTGCGCGGCGCGCCGCGGCAGCGAAGCGTCTGTCTCTCTGCACACGCGTCGGGAATATCAGAAGGCGGTGCAGGAGAGCGCGCCGTTCGGCTGCCACGAGGACCCGAACAAGGAACGACTCTGCGGGGGATGGTGCCGTGCGGTGCGCCAGAGGCACCGGTGAACCACATACGCCCCGCCGATCTCGCCCGCGCCTGGTCCTGCTCCGAGCGCCGCCTGCGCGCGACCGCGCGAAAACTTGGCGCGTGTCTCATTATCGGCAACACTATGCTTTTGACCGATGACGACGTGGCCCGGCTGGAGGCGGAATTCAGATGCTCACCCTCTACAAGCGCGGCAGAATCTGGTGGATCCGCGGCCAGGTTGCCGGACGTCGATTCCACAAAAGTGCTGGCACGGCTGACCGGCCGCTCGCCGACGAGATCCGCGCGGCCGTCGAAAAGCGAGAATGGCGTCGTGATCTCTATGGGCCGGAATCGGTCCTGACCTTCGCCCAGGCCGCCAGCCTCTATCTCGACGCCGGCAAGTCTCCCCGTTTCCTCGCCCCCCTGGTCAAGCATTTCGGCGAAAACCCGGTGCGCGACGTCAACGCCGGCGCGGTGCGCGCCGCCGCGATCGCGCTCTATCCCAAGGCCGGTCCCGCCACCCGCAACCGCCAGGGCATCGCCCCGGCCCAGGCCATCATCAACCATGCCGCCGGGCTGGAGCTGTGCCAGGTCCTGCGCGTCAAGCGCTTTCGCGTGCAAAAAGCGATCCGCGGCGCAGGCACCGTGGAATGGATCGAGGTCTTCGCCGCCAATGCTCCTCCGCGGCTGGCGGCGCTCGCCTGGTTCCTGTTCCTCACCGGGGCCAGGATCGGCAGCGCCGTCGATCTGAGATGGGGCGACGTCGATTTCGGCAACGCCTCCGCCATACTGCGCCGGCCCAAGGGCCAGGACGACACGCGCGTGCACCTGCCGCCTTTCCTGGTGAGCGAGATCGCCGGCCTCGAGGGCGGGCGCGAGCCCTGGCGCCGTGTGTTCGGCTGGAGTGCCCGCTGGTCGGTCTATGGACCGTGGAAGGCGGTATGCGCCAAGGCGGGCCTCGTCTATCTCCCGCCGCACCAGGCCGGCCGCCACGGCTTCGCTACCGGGCTCCTGAGGGCCAATGTGGATCCGGTCACCGTCGCTCGCCTCGGCCACTGGAAAAGCCCCAGGCACGTCTTCGACACCTACGGCCACGCCAGCGAGGATCGCACCCTCACCGAGAGATTGTTGAAGCGGAACGGCGAATGAACAAAGTGGTGACGATGTGGTGCGCCGGACCGTGCATGTTCCTGCGCCGTTCACCCCAAACCTGCAAGAGCCTGCAGGCATCCATGGTTGACCAACGCCCGAAACTCGGCCATTCCCGCGCAAAGGCTGCTGTAGCTCAGTGGTAGAGCACTCCCTTGGTAAGGTCGTGCAAGTCCGCGCCATCCCGCCAGGAGCCAGCTAGCGTGGTGACCAGGCGGTGACGAAGAGGAGGGCCCCACGGTGATCCGCGTGCCGGTCACCATCGACCTGACCATGCGTCCCGGCGTCTGGGAGGCGCATGACGGCGAATGTGCCGTAGTGATCCATCATCGTCACCCTCCCTGCGCCTTGATGGCGCGGTCAATGGCAGCGAGAAATTCATCGCGGCTCCCGCCGCGCCAAGGCGTGCGCCCGAAGGCATCTATCAGCGCGTCCACAGCGTTCAGTATGGACTGGCCCGCGCGGCGTCCCTTCACAACGCGTTGGATCGCCTGAATTGGCAGAGCGCCGTCAGCAACGAGTGGCCGCGCCTCGCGCAGTATCTCAAGCGGTGTCATCTATGCCGCCTCATCTTTGCGTGGGGCGAAGGTTGTCCCGATATGGAGACTGAGCGGCAGCGGTATCTTGGCGATCATGGCGGAGGCAGCTTTGCGGGATGGCGATGTGCTTGACAGGTCGAACCACTCCGCGCCCGCGCCCACGCCCTTGAAGCCGACGCGCTTGGTGCTCGCTGTTTGGAAGCTCCTGCCGCTGCCATCGAACCGGAAGCCTGGATCCTTCTGCGCCTTCAGCGTCGCCGGCATCAGCGCCGGCACGTCGCCCCACAGGTAGTAGCTACCGAATGCCCACCGTGCCCGGCCGACCCAAGGTTGAGCGCCGCGGACGTTCTCAACGACCATCGGGATATGCCGGCCGGCCGCCTCGCATGCTTCGCGCTGGATGCGGAAGCAGGCATCGAACAGACGATTGAGGGCGGCAAGTTTCACGCCTGTCGTGTCCTCACGGATCGACTTGGCCTTCGCCTTCGCGCGCTTCCATTTCCGCCGTCGTCACGGTGGTGTCGAACACCCAGGCGAAGGTCATGAGGTCGAGACGGCAGGCGCGGTGCTTGAAACCGGTGATGGTGAAGCCCCACGACCTCCCGCGCGACGCCCGCGAAATCATCGGCCATGGTGTCAGAACATACCCGCCGCTTCGTCTATGCTCCAGCCGCCGCTGCCCTCAGCCGCGAGACAGGACAACGTCGTCGTGCGCTCCGTGAAAATCTGGCTCCATGTGCCGGTCTCAGGGTTGCCGAAGATCTGCATGAGGTAGTCATCTGCTGTTACGGCGGTCAGCATGGCGTACTCTCCGTAGATCTGTTCCAACTGTGCTGTCATCTCGTGGTGCATAGCGCAGCCTTGGCTCTCCGGCGCGAACCCCTGCGCGGCGGCGGTCGCCGGCAGGAGCGCGAGTAAGGCAGCAACTATCTTCATTATGAAATCACCCAGTTTATCAGTACTGTCGCGACACTCCCCCCGAACAGTGCCGCTATACCCGCCAGCGCTATCGCTCGAGCCTGGAGCGTCTTCACCAGATCGCTATTTGCCGCAACTCTTGTGACCATCACTGAAATCTCATTGTCGAGTCGCTTCTGCAGCTCAATGATCTTGGACAGCTCCAACTCGGTCTTCTGGTGGCGATGATGGTTCAGGTCGTCAAGCCGGCGGTCGTATTCTTTCGCCTGAAGTTCCAGCGCCTTCGCTGTTGCATCGAGCCTGTCATTCGTTCGTCGGCTGTCGGCACAGCGAAGCGCATTCACGTGGTCGATCTGCTTGTCGACCCAATCCCGAAGTGCGATTTCGCTCATGCCGAATTATCTCACCACCAGGCTCTTGAGCCTGTCAGCCAAGTTGCCCACGCCCGGCCCCGATCGCAACAGCACTGCTCCCATACCAAGGCACGCCGCGAGCAGCAGGTAGGCCCACTCAACCGTGGTGCCGCTCGACGGATAGCTCCCGCCTACGATGTGGACGTAGGCCGGGATGCCGACCTGGTGCCAGATCAGGACTGAAAGCTGTGTCGTGACCACGAGGAACCAGCCTATCCGTAGAAGCAGGCTCGTCTTCGCCGCGTCCATGAATGACGCAAAGGTGCGCGCAATTGAGTCCGCGTGCGACTTCTCCACCTCTGCGAAGGCCGATGCCAGTGCGAGGCTCACCTTCGCCTGCGCTTCCTCGCGACTGATCTGCTTATTGAAGTAAGCCTGGAAGGTGTCGGCGACCTTGTCGAACAGGTTGCCGGTGATGGCTTGGAGGATGGGGCCGGTGAGTAGGGAGAGCATCAGTCGTCCTCCAATTTAGCGATAGCAGCGCGGAGAGACTTGGACAGCCGCTCGATGATCATAAGCGCCTCTTCTGCTTCCTCTGCCCCAGACTCATTGGCAATCAGGTGGTAGGCAACGTCGAGAAACGCATCCACCTCCCGCAGCATCGTAAATAACTCAGGGTCCATAACAGCCTTAGGCTCTGCTCCACGCAGTCTCTTCGCCTCCGCCAACAGTTCCCGCGCCGCTGCCTCACGTCCACGGTCGCCGAGCTGCATCGCCAGAGCTTCACAAATAAGCGCCTGAGAGCGGAGAAGGCCTTCGAGCATCGTCATCCTCCAAACAGCCAAAAGAGCGCCGCGCCGAAGGCGACGAGGATCACCGCCACGATGGCGGCGAGCACGCCGGCCCGGCGGAGATAATCACACCACCAATATTGCCACGCCGATCGCAATCAGCAGCAGCGCAAGCGTGAGGAAGGCCACCGACTGAAGCACGGAGTCGCCGGCGTCCTCTTGCCACGCCTGCCATGCTACTCTGGCGAACACGACGAACACGGCGAGCCCGATGCAGAGGATTATCGCGCCGATGATGTAGCCGATGGCGAGCGCGATCACCGCTGGCACTCCTGCGTGCGTTGCTGCACCGCCTCGCACTCGCGCTCCGCGGCCGGGCCGTGCGCCAGCCGTCGGATCCGCGCTTGAACGTGGTGGCATGCCTCATGCACCCACAACGATCTCGACATATCCCGTCCGATGATGATCCAGAGGCCGGCGACGGTGGCCGTGACAGCCCCGCAATGCGCACGCCCTGCTTGGACGCACTCACCCATCGTGGGTGAGCGCTCGACGTGCTCTATCCTCGGTGAGGACGGAGTCGCAGCGCCCATTAGCAATGCTGCACACATCAGTGCCCATGCGCTCGTCATCGCAGCGGCAGCACCATGAACAGGCCGGCTAGAGCCACCAGCACCCACGCTATGCGACCGTCGACCGACGCGGCGCCGAGAATGCCCGCGACGATCAACAGAATTGCTGGAAGGTAGGCCATTACGTTTCTCCTTTATTCATCACCACGGCCACCACCATCTTTGCCAGAACAGCGGCTTGAGCTTCGGGTACCAGCGCGCGTAGAGCGTGAGCATGGCCGGCACCAGGACGAGAACAGACTCCTCCATGTCGCCCCACTCGTACGCCGACAGGTCGAGGCCGTGGGTCAAGATTTCCTGGCCCATGTAGAGCGCCGCCACGAGGATGCCGCCGCCGCCGATCCATGTGAGCCGCGACTGAACAGGCGTCTCCTGGTTCAGCGCATTCGCGAGGACGGGATCAGTTGCAACTTCGTCCTCGGTGTCCACCCCGAGCTTGTCGGAGCCGACTTGGCCGACGCCTTTGATGTCACCAGCGAGCGCCGCTCTGCTGACAGCCTTACCTAGAGCGCTCTTGGGCTTGTTGGTCTCGCTCATGCCGGCGGTGTCCCTCCGACTGCGGCCAGCCATTCACCGAGCCACATCAGAGCCGCAGCAGCGGCCATGATCCAGCCGCCAAGGACAAGCAGGAGCCATGCCCGGAACTTCGGGAACTTGTAGGCTGCGAACGAAATGCCCGCTGCGCCGAGCACAAGCACGATGATGAGAACCGTCATTTCCGTCGTCCTTTCCCGATCGTCTTGAGCCCGATCGTCTTGAGAATGCGCCACAGGAAGGCCCAGAAGCCCTCCGCAGGCCCGCTCGGTGTCGGCCCCACCGGGGCGTCCACACCGTATCCAGCCGCCCACAGCGCCTTTTCAAAGGCTAAGGCATAGCCCCCGATCTTCTCGGCTTTGTCGGTGCCGTTCACTACGCGCCGCGCAGCAATGAACTCCTTGAGATCGTCGGCGTCAGGTTCGTCAACGCCATCGAGGTAGTCGAGCAAATCCTTGCCGGTCCACCAGCCCTCTTTATTTCCTAGAAACAGGCTGTGCGCTGAGATGATAGGATCGCCGCGCTTCTCCGGGTTCTTTTCAAGGTCCACGCCAAACCCGAACACCTCATTGAGGCGCTTCGTAGCTTTGCGTGCGTTGGCGCGGCCGGTGTTCTGGACGTGGCCCTGTCCACGGAAACGGTAGCCGTCTCCTGGCTGTGTGTTGCCGAGAACCTTGCCAATCCGCGTCCCCGGCTCATACTTGTCGAAATAGGAACGCGCGCCGTATTCCTCGATCGGCTGCATGGTGTGCGCCGTCTCGTGGTAGGCAGTGGCCAGATCGTAGGCTAGGAGGTCAAGCGGATCGTCGGAGTAGTGCCCCTCCCAGACGTTCAGCAGATTCTCCATGCCATCGACCTGCTGCTGAGTGATCAGCCCGCGGCCGTCATCCGTGACGAATACCAGATCATCGTCACGGATTTTGTCGTAGAAAGTCGTACGGTTCACTGCGCAGCACCACTTCCGTTCTCGGCGCCGTCAGTCCCGTTGCAGTCCATGCCGACGGCACAGTCCGGCGGCGGTGGTGGTGGTGGTGCGGGCGGGTCGTCCTTCCCGAAACAGGCGGCCAGAAACAGCGATGCCAGAAGCACCGTGGCGATGCGCGTTCTCATGTTCGTCTCTCCTGGTGTTGGAAGGTTCAGTCGGCTGCTGTGCAGCCCTCTTTGGGCGGCGGACCTCAAAGCTCCGCCTCGACCGAGGCCATGCGATCCTTGAGCAACGCGATCTCATCAACAGGCTCCGGCGGGATCGGCACGGCCGGGTGGGTGACGGTCACGTCCGTCCTCGTTCAGCGTCAGCACCGGTCGCCCGTGCTCATTGCAGGCGCGCCACGCAGACGTTCGCCACGCCCGCCTCGATCATGCCGAGCCTGGCGGCGGCGCCGCGCGAAAGGTCGAGAAGGCGGCCGGGCACGAAGGGCCCGCGGTCGTTCACAACCACCACCACGCTGCGGTCGCCCAGACGCACGCGCAGCACCGCTCCGAGCGGGACCTCGCGCTCGCCCGGCGGGAGGGCGCTCTGCGGCGGCGTCGCGGCCGTCAGCGCGCGCATGTCAAAAATTTCGCCGCTCGCCGTCGGCCGCCCGTGGAAGCGCTCGCCATACCAGCTAGCGCGCATCGGCTTGCACGCGGCCGAGTGCGCCAGGATGCCGGGGAGGGCGAGCCACAACAGCCCCGCCATGAGGGCGACGGCGATCAGCTGCGCGACGACGAGGCGCATGACCATTTCGGACAGCTCCAGCAAAGAGGTCTTTTTCGTGAGAGGCGGCCAGCAAAAGGCCCGCACGCGGCGGGCCTCAAGGCGTTCGTGGGGGAGCGCTTTCTCTAGGGCTTTGGCTCCGCGAGCTCAGCCTCGTCGAGCCTACGTTTCAGGTCCGCGTTCTCCGCCTCGACCGAGGCCGCGATCCTTGAGCAGCGCGATCTCATCAACAGGCTCCGGCGGGATGCTCCTCGCCTTCGCGCAGCGGCTCAAAAACCTCGACGATCGGAAGCGCGGACGGCGCGAGCGGTCCCGCGGGCATGTTCCCGTTTTGATTCTCTTTTATCGGAGCGTTTTTCCCACTACATTATCGTCATGGTTGCGCTGCGCACCGTGCTTTTCAAAGCCCTCGGTCTCACCGCGGCAACGCTGTGGGTCTGGGTTCTGTGGGCTTGGATCAGCGCATTGGTGCTACATTAACCGATAAACAGCGACGGCCACCATTCGAGCGTCGCTACGTCGGAGTCTGAATATCCTTGAAGCGCGGCGCGCCCATGTCGCCAGGGTCACCTCGCCATGCCTCCAGCATCAATTCGGTGCGTCCGTCCTTCTCGCGCTGCGATCGACGGAAGTGTGTATATCTGTCCTCAGCCGCTTCTAGCTCGGCATCCTCGAACCATTCCTCCGCTGTCTGACCGGCGAGCAGACGATGACGCTGAATCATATCCGGTGTCGTCATTTCATATCCTCGTTCACGGCAGAGCCACAGACGGGTCGATGGTCACGTCGCCGCCGGAAATCTCGGTGATGAGTGTCCCCGTGCAGCCCGAAAGGTCGCCGCTGTTCACATTGAGCTTGCCGTTACTTCCTTCGGCGGTAAGCGCCGTGCCCGGCCCGGACGCGAACACGTCGTAGAGCTGAACATCGGAGGACGATCCGGCGTAGAAGTGTCGAGCATTGGAATTTCCGCCGCGCTTGAACGGGTCGATAGACGTGAACCTGACGATCTCGATCGTCTGCCACTGCTTACAGTTCCATTTATTGTCCTCACCGTGGCAGTCCCCCATGTAGCCGTCCTCGGTCTTCATATCGATGCCGGCGTCTGTGCATCCGTAAGCCTCGACACGGTAAAGGTTGATGCGGTAGGTCTTCTCGGTGCACCAAGCGTCCCCGTTCCAATAGCCGGTGCCGTTGATTTGATGAAAATTCCTGCCGACACTGTCGAGGATGTTGATGTCCTGACAGAAGGTCTCGAAGTGAACTCCTATCGGAAAACCGTTAGTTCCTTGATGCTGTCGGCCGCCATTGAAGTTGATGGAGTCGATTACGCCATCCCTGGAGAGCGCACGAAGCTGGATGCCCTTGTCGCTGATGCCGACTGAATTGATATTACGGAAGAGGAAATCCTTCAGACACCAAGACGATGATGCCTGGGGAGGAGACGCATCTCCATTCGCTCCACGCTGTATAAAGTTGCGGCGATTATTGTAGAAATCAACGTGGTCAAGCGTCAGCCCTTGCCACGTCTCCAGGTCGTTGACGACGGCTGTGGGGCCGGAGATTTGGAATGCGCCCAACGCATCGCTACCCGATCCGGTGCGATGAACCGAAATCCTCCGAACAGCAGTCCAGGTGCCCCCTAGGCCAGCAAACTTGAACAATCCTGGCGCGTTAAGCCAATTTGTATTGTTGGTGTTGGTGGTCTCCTCCGGGTCCTCCGGCAGAGCCCAATATGGTCGTGTCCCAACCATACGTGAATAGTTCGCTCGATTAGTCAACTCAACGCCGCTCGCGTCAACACCGCGCCAGAGAATAGGCCGCGCAGCAGTGCCGCCGTGCTGGATGCTGACGGCTGAAAAGCCGGTGTAGTCCGTCGCGCCGTATGTTGGGGCCGATGCCGGGTTGTTGTCCGCGCCCTCACTGTAGATGTTGACTATGCCGTCCTCGCCACCGATAGCGACTTCCGACAAGAATTCCATGATGGTGGGCAGCGCCGAGAGACTAGCGCGATTGGCAAGATCGGAACCGTCACCAGACCCCACCGCCGTCTTCCCCACCCACAGTGTTGTCTCTTCGGCAATGACGCCACCTGCGACAGCGACGGGGATAGTCGTGTCAGAGATTGCCGCCTCGGCCTCAACACCAACCGGAAGCTCCAGAACGTTGAGAACCGCACCCGCCAAGTCGGTAGGCAGGACAAAAGTGGCGGCGTCGGTGGTGCCGCTAATGTCGAAGCCGTCAGCGAGCCAAACCCAAGTGAGGGGGAACGGCGGGTAGCCAACCCACTGACCGGGAATATAGGTGAGCGTCTGCCCAACCTGCACCTCGCCGCTGATCCCAGGAGGTACGATATTGAGCGGCGGGATCGTCTCACGCCGCCCGAAGCGCATCTTGAGACGGAAACTGCTCATCGGAAGGCCGCCACTAGAAGACCTCCCTGCGTGGCGGCAGTGTCGGAGGACGTGCAGGACACCGTGAGGCCGGTCTGTGCGCTCGCAAACTCCTTGAACGCAAATCCTGAGACCGTTCCAAGTTCGTCGGCCTCGTCAATGCCGGCCCACGTCAAAGTAGACGCGCTCGGCGCATACATCACCGCGACAACGAAGCCGCCCGCCTCGCAGTCGATGGTGGTGCTGAGCACGCCGGATGAGAACGTTACGTCTGAGGCCACGGCAGTGGGCGTCAGCGACTGCAATCCTGTCGCGCTTAGGAAGTAGCCGAAGCAGCGGTCGAGGGTCGTGGACCAGACCGCTTGAACTTCACAGGCTGCGGCGCTCAGGCCCGTTACCGTGTAGATCGTGGCGCGGTTGCGGTTGTCGCCTGTGCCGTATTGAATGTTGGCGCTTCCGGCAACGATCGCCGCGACTCCCGTAGGGTCTGTCGCGATGTCAGGCTGATGGACCGTAACTGTTGGCTGCGCTCCGATGGCGGCTGCACCACGCCTGCCCGCGATCCCGAGCACCATCGTTGGCGCGGCGGTCATAGAGAAGACGTAGGTGTTGCTGTCGGTTTCGTCCTCGAAGCCGTCGATGAATGTGCCGGCAGCCGGCGCGCCAGCGACCGCCACTCTGCGACGGGTCAGCAACGAATAACGCGGGCCGCGGATCAGCAAGTGCTTTAGTCCTGCAAGAAGCCGAGCTTCACCGTCACCACGCCGCTTGCGTAGGTTGGCGTCCCCCGCGTGATCGCAGCAACCCACACGGAGGTTGTTGCCGCGCCAGCCTCCATGTGCAGGGCAACGCCCGTGCGCGTCGCAACGCGGTTCGCCCCGAGATCAACCCACGGCGAGTGGTTCGGAGAGGCCTCATCGGTCACGCCAATGCTGACAACGCCAAGCACAGTGAGAACTTCGGTATCGTCAATGTCCGGTGCGCTGTCTTCGGCGCCGAGCGACGTGTTGGCGTTGAAGAAGACCAGATCGAAAGCAACGCCCTGGTCATCCGTATCGATGGCTACGACGGACTGGAGGACGCCCCGGCCGCCATTTTCGGTGAAGAAGCTTGCAATCTCCTGCGTGGCCGCCATCACATCGCCATCGGCAAGTGCACCGGTCGGAGTGGTCAGGGATACCACGGCGCCCTCGCTGCGCGTGGCGATGGACGTCGGCGTGGTGGATTCCGCTACTGCCTGAATAGCTTCAACGGCGGTTTTGATAGCATCGACAAGTGCATCGTCTTCGGCGGTGACAATGCGAAGTGTGTCTGTGCCGGTCGCGCCAGCACCGCCAGCGGCTCCAGCTTCACCAACAACGAGGTTTACCGCCAGTCGCGCCGTCTCCAACGCCGTGACGAGGCTCTGAAGCTCCGTGATCGCAGTAGCATCAGAGACTGGGAGCGGGGCCGCAGCACTTGTGTCTGTGGCCGTGCCGTCAGCACCATGCACGGGCTTTACGCGCTGGTAGAGAACGCCGCCGATGTCGTCAGCAGCAATTGTGGTGCCCGAACCCGCCGTGATTGCTACATTATCCGCCATCTCAAGATGCCTTTGTAAGTGTCAAAAGAAGACCGATTGGTTGACCGGCAGTCCCGGCGTCACCGCCGTCAGTTAGCGCACCATTCTCTGTAAATCCGCCGCCGGAACCATCGTTGACGTGCCACGTATCCGTAGCACCACTCATGTAGACCAATGGGGGCGTGCCGGTCGGATACTCCCCACTCGCGCCCAAGAAGGCTGGTCGCCCGTCGGGCGTAAGAAACTTCCTTCGGTTGCTCTCCAAACTGAAATCTATGTACAAACCAGGCATGAACCAGAAATGCGTGAAATCGGCCTCAATCTTGTTGAGACCATCAGATCGCGCGCCAATACACCAGTCTGCGAGAGTAAAGTCGAACGTGTCATCGTTATAAACACTCACGCTCAGATCGAGTGTATCACCGATATAGAGGTGACGCTTGTTCACGTCCGACATATCAACGGCGATCAAGACCGGCACCCATCCGTCCGCCACCTCCACTGCACCACCACTTGCCTGAATGCTGAGTATCTGAGAATCTGCTGCGTTGAACCCCACCAACGCTATAGTATTTCCGCTAGCTTTGACGCACCTGAATCTCTCAGTCGTTCCGCCCAGCGTAGTCGCTCCAACGAACAAACGCTCGGAACTGTCATCCGATCCCTGCTTCCGGATGAAGAAGACCAGCGTCAACTTCTTGCTGTCCACCGCTCCCGTAAGACCACCGTCGCGCGTCAGATAGTCGTTCACGCCATCAAAGCTGACCGAGTTCGCCTCGTAGATCAGTATCTCGAATCCAACGGCGTTGCTCTGCTCCCCGCTCGTCACGACGAACTCATAGCTTCCGGCCAAGAGACTACCAACGCCGACAATCACGTTAGCGCCGCTCAGCGCGACCTTGCCGTCAGCGTCGTCCGACAATGAGTAGTTCGATCCGTCACCGCCAGACAGCGTGCCGATTACCGTGCCGGGCGCGTCGTCCTCGGCAAAGACACCATTTTCATGTCCTGCCGCCCAGGCGATCGCGATCGCGGTTTCGTCGATACCCTGACCAGCGCCGGCCTGGAATCCAAACCCGAGACCCAAGCGCATCAGATCACCGCGATCTTGTAGCCGGTCTCAACCCAGAACTCGCGCTGGATGTTCGCCTTGCAGAAATGCGAGGCGATATGCTCGTCGCCGGTGGCCAGATCGTTGGCGGCTGTGGGGTTGGTGCCGATCGCCACCCACACGTCATCGTCGGCGATGACGGTCATGATGTTTTCGCCGTCGGCCGCCTGCAACGTGCTCTGCACGCTGTCGGTGGCCGTGGCCAGGATTTCACTGCGCACGCTGTCGCCCTGCACCACCGGAACCATATGCGTCTTCAGGACGGCCTTGGTGAACGCAATCTTGACGTTTGCCATCTGGGCAGCTCCTAAATCACCGACAGCGCGGGGAGCTGCGCGTCGGCCATTGAAGAATAGAGGATGAACTTGCGCACATAGAGCGCGGCCGCCGTGGTGTCCCCCGGCAAGCCGCCGAAGGCACCGCGCGTCAGCGTGAACGGACCGGCGGCCGCCTGCTCCTTCGTCTCCACCGTCGCACCGTCGATCGAGCCGGCGAGCCGCTCCGTCTTTCTGGTCAGGGCTGCGCGATGCGTCCCCACCGCGATCGCGGAGAACGAGAAGATGCTGCGCGCCGACGTCGAGTTGTCGTTGAAGAACGGGATGAGCAGCGGTGCCGATTTGTCCAGGAACAGCGAGCACGTATAGGACCAGGACGGCGGGTCGCTGGTCAGGTAGAAAGGATAATGATCGTTGCCGTCGAAGTCCGTCCACTCCACGAGCAGCGTCATGTCCTCGATGGCGTCGCCGAGCGCCGCCAGCATGGCGCCGATGATCTCCGGCGGCGTGTCGGCCGCCGGCACGGCCAAGCCAGCCGCTCCGATCAGGCCTGGCGAATCGACCACATCGCTCGCCGTCAATTCGGTATCGCCGACGGCATAGATGCCGGCGATGAAATCCATATAGGCAAGCGCGCCGGGATAGGCGGCCGCCTCCTCCATCAACATCTGCATGGCGCCGGCGGCGAAGATCATTTCCTCCGCCATCAGGTCGCGGTGCCCGTGCTCGCATCAGCCAGCCAGCCGATCACGTCCCATTCATCGGTGGCGACCTTCTTGGCCAGAATGAAGGCGCCCTGTTCCGCCGTCTCCGCCGCCTTGCCGGTCGGCAGGTTGAACACCACCGCCGTCGCCCCTTCGATCAGCGTCACCGGCAACGGCGCCGCCTGATAGAAACCGAACCAGGTGCCGACGGGATAGTTGACCGTCGATTCATCCGGGATGGTGAAGGCGAGCCCTCCGGCATTGGCGCCGCGGAAATAGGAATTGGCCTCGCCCAGTGCTGGCGTATAGGCCGCGGCGCTGACGGTAACCACGGTGGCCGGGATCGAACGCGGGATGGTGATGGGACCGAGCACGGTCTCGCCATCCGACAGGTGCAGATAAAAGAGATCGTCGACCTGGGTGACGAGCGTGATCTGATAGGGCTGTCCCGGCAGGGCTGCCTCAATAGTCTCAATCGCCTCCTTGAGATTAAAATTGTTTTGGTCGGCCTGCTTGCGCGTGTGCGGGACTGTATCGCCGCCGAAGTCAGGATCGACAAAGCGAATGTCGACCATCAGGTCGCCTCCGATCTGGCAAAAAGAAGAAAGAAGCCCGCCTGCATGCCGACAGCGTCATAGGCGTGGCCCTTGTAGGTCAGGCTCGCCCCGGAATAGTCGATGACATAGGAGACACCCGTCTCCTCGTGTGTCGCCGACGGAAAGTTGGCGAAGTCGGGGCCGTCAGGCTCCGGCGGCACCGGGTCTTCCTGCAACAACTCTTCCGGCACGATGGCCTCCACGAAGAGGCGTATCTGCAGGGAATCAACGAAGGGACTGCCACCAAGTTTGGGAAAATTCTCGGGGAGAGCCTCCCCGCCGAGCTGCTCAGTACCAAGCCGCGGCGAGGTGGAGCTTGGCACATCCGGATTCCCAGTACTGACGAAATCCCATGCCCCATACGTGTCGGCGTGGCTGAACTCGGGTATGCCGGCGAAATCGAGCTCGGAGCCGGTGCTATCGGCGGCCGGTATCTGCACCCATCCGGTCTCCTCGCCTTTCCACACAAAGGCGGAGGCGATGAAGGGAAACTCCGCGCCGCTCGGCGGCCTGGAATCGGATACGATGGTGGTCGTATCCAAATATGCATTCGAAAAACTTCCGGAGATCGGCTCGCCGAAAGGAAATGTGCCGCTGGAAAAGGCTTCCGTGGAGGCAAGCGACCGCTGCAGCGCGACATACACAAAGGGGATGCCCCAATGGACATTCACGATGTCCTTGAACGGATCGATGCGGACCGGGGGATTGTTCCCACCACCGAACGGCATCAGACTTCCGTCGCCGGTCCGTCGTATCTCAGATTGAGCTGGATGAACTTGCCATCCGATTGACGCACGAAGCGCACCTTAAGACTGCGCTCCTCCTCGATGTATTGATCCTCGTCGTCAGGGTTCTCCACGCGCACCGTCTCGTATTGGCGCCACACCTCATCGTATTCGATCACCTCGACCTCATCCGGAGGCGGTGTTTCATCGGGAAAATTGACGGTGACCTGCGGCTCCTCGGCCGCCGCGATCAGAGAAAAATTCGAGGGCTGACCGAACACGAACTCGGTCTCCTCCAGATCGCTTTCGCCGATGCGGTTGGAGATCAGGCGCTCGAGCACAAGCTGCGATCGCGTGACCAGAGCACGCGCCACATGCTTGACGAAAAGCGGCTGCTGTCGCTGTAGGATGGCGGCACCTCGACCGGGCACACCATATTTTGGAAAAAAGTTCATGCCGCCTCAAGATCGATGGTCTTGGGCACGTCCAGTTCGGAAACGGTCAGCTCGTATTCGGTCAGAAACGGATCCTTTCGGAGCTTGATCAGTTGTCCATGGAACTGGCTGTAGACTTCGTTGAGCGCGTTGAGCGCCTGCATCGGATCGGTCGGCGCCGGCGAATAGACAAGCGGCGTGCCGCCGCGCAAAGCCTGAATGAGCTCCTCCTGCGCCGTGCGCCCGTTGACCATTTGCAGACCGCCGAACGTCGTGTCCTCATCGAACACGTTGGCGTAGGAGAGATTGTAAAAATCCACACCGTCGTCGTCCGGCTCCTTGATCAGATCGTCGATCTCCCAATAGACCTCGACGTCATCCGACGGCTGCATCTGCTGCCCCTGATAGACCTGCCAGCCAGGCTCGACCCAATCGGCCGACACCCAGACCGGCGTGCCGGCGCTCGGCGCCACGCTGCCATCATGGCCGATCGTGCAGGCGATGGTGAGCCTGGCCAGATTGGTGCCGGTGACGCCGTCGGCGATGATCTGGTAAGCCACGATCTTGCCGGTAGCAGTGCCGCCCGGAAGGCGCGGCGTGGTGATCGTCGCCGATTTGCGCAAGGAAAGCCCGAACCCGTCGCGCAGCGTAATGTCGCATTGCACCAGGACCGCGCGCGCGCGGCTGATCAGATCGGCCGCCGCCAGCATCATCAGGTAGTCGATCGACTGCTGCCCGCGCGCCGTCTGGAAATAGCTGCGCCTGCGCAGATCGCCGATCGGCACATCCTTGTCTCCGGCGGTGCTGGTCGTGTCGGGATCGTCGACCGGCTCGCCGACATAGCGCGACGACAAATCGAGCTCGATCGGTTCGTCGGGGCGTCCGGGCAAAGCCTGAATGTCCGCCGTCAGCGTGAAGGTCACGCGCTCCTGGAAGGAACGATCGACCTCATACTCGACATTGAAGTCAGGCTTGAAGCTCCACAGCGGAAAATTGATATACCACGAATATTTTCCGGTGATCTCGACCTGCTCAAACTCCTCCGGCAGGAATTTCTTTTCACCGCGCACCACGAACATGTCGCCCCATCGCCAGCCGCTGCCGATGGCCTGGCTCTTTTTCGGTATGTCCCGCAACAGGCCTTCGCCGGTATAGGTCTGGATCAAACCATATTGAGACCCGGCGGCGGCGGCCGCCTGCACGAAGCGCGGCGACACGTCGACGGAGCCCGCCGCGTGCTGCCGCCAATAGACATCGGCGGTGACCCTGATGCTGCTTTTGGGCAGCGCCACGAACTGGCCGTTGAGAGATTGGTCGAAGCCTTCGTGCTCGGTCGGAATGATGAGTGTGCCGTCCTCGCCGGCGACGAGATCGGAGACCGAGACGGTGAGCGACGTGCGGTCGATATGCCAGGCGACGGTGCGCGCCTGAATGATGGCGTCGGCATCGTCGCGGTCCTCCTCGCCGAACCAGATCGGATCGTAGAAGGGGAACTCCTTGAGCGCAGCGGCGACGGCCTGCTTCTGCTCCAGGAAATCATCCGGCTCGGCGAGGAATTGCAGGTCGACGGCATCGGCCAGAAAATCCGTCGGCCAGGCGCGCAAGTGACCGAAGAACAACGGCACCGCCGCGGTGTCGTCATCGTCCCAGCCGATCCACGCCCACACTTTTCGCCCCGGCGACAGCAGACCCACGCGCGGATTCTTGACGGTCAGAATAGCCTCCGCGAACTGGCCCTCCTCCTGCGCGATGACGACGCTGACGATCTCCAGATCAGCGCGCGCATGTTCGGGCAGAAAGTCGGCCTCATCCGCATCGACCCAGGCGAAGGTCAGCATCAGATCTCCTCAAGCGTGAGCGACCATCGGCGCAAGGCCTCCCATTCGTCGTTCTGCAAGGAGAAATCGACCACCATGACGTCGAGCTTCGGCCGGTAGCGGGTGAAGCCGTCGGCCTCCTCGACGCTGCCCTCGACATAGGGCTTTGACGGCGCCGCCGACCCTTCCACGGCCAGCACCGTGGTCAGCTCCACCTCCAGCTCGGTGCCACGCCACATCGCCTCGAAGGCCGGCGGCCGAATGTCTTCGGCCTCCAGGCGAATGCGGTATTTCTGCAGGTCGCTCAGACCGAGATTGAGCAAGGTGCCGCTGGTGATGGAGCGGGCGAAGAATCCCTGCTGGTCGATCGGCGTCAGGGTCTCGACGATGCCGCGCGCCGAATAGGGCGGGATACCGAGGCCGGTGAGGCGCAGCAGCGTGTCATCGCTCATTCATTTCCGCCCAAAGAAATCCTGCCCGCGCCCGGCGCTCAAATCGGCGGCGCGATTGGCCGCCCGCGCCCAGCCGGCGGCGATCGACTCGTCGGTGACGATCGGCGGAAAGGCAATGTCGCCTATCCGGAACTCCAGCCGCACCGTGCGCGGAGCGACGCCGTCGACCGGCGATACGGCGGGAACGGCGCCGCCGGCCTGGAAGGCGAACCGCGACGCCGGCGCGAAGCTATGTTGCAGCCGCGCCGTGACATCGCCGACGGAAAAGGCCTGCGCCAAAGCGCGCGGGAAGCGCAGCGAGCGGATCGCCTGCATGAAGGGGGCGCCGTAATAACGCACCGCCGGCACCGGCTGCACCCATTCGCCCGACGTGAGCCAGGCCGGTATGACATCGGTGCCGGCCGGCCCGAACACCCCACCGCCGGCGGCAAAACCACCACCGCCCCCCTCCGAGCCGGCCGCCGCCGCTTCCGCGCGCGCTCCGGCGATCGCCGCCTGCAGCCGGCTCAGTTCGCGCACCAGCCGTGCGATCACCGAAGCGATCGATCGCTCCAAGGCAAGAAATTGCGCACGCACCGCGCCGACAATGGCGCGGAAGGCGGTGCCCAGACGCTCACCCAGCCCCTCGAAGGCGGCCACGATATTGTTGGAGGCATTGACGGCTGCCAGCGGCAGTTGATCCCACGCTGCCACCGAATCGAACAAGGCCGACACGATCACATCGGAGAGCTGGTTGAACAGCTCGGCCACCTGGTCACGCGCCTGTTCGGCGGATTCCACGATGAAGCGGAATTGTCCGCTGCCGCTGATCGCCGGGCCCTCGGATTCTTGCGGGGCGGTCAGTGTGGTCGCCTGTTGCAAGGTGTCGGCCAGACGCTCGACCGACGCCGCTACACGCTCAAAATCGGCTTCCGCGCCGTCGGCGACACGTCCGAGCGCGCCGCCGATGGCGACACCGGCCTGCTCGCCCCGCCGCTCGATTTCGGCGAAGGCTTCACCGGCGGCGCGCTCCGTCTCGCGCACGCCTTCGCGCATGGGCTCGGTCGGATCGTCGGCCTGCACGCGTCCAAGCCTTTGCAGCTCGGCCTGAAAGTCGATCAGTTCGCCGGAGGCGTGACCGACGGCCGCGCCGGCATCCTCAGCCCCGTCCGAGACGTCATCCAGCGCGCGCACGATGCCGTCGAACACGCCGAAGCGCACCGGCACGCCGTCACGGAACACGGTGATGATGCGGTCGGCACGATCGGCGGCGTCACCGATCGCCTCGCCGGCTTCGCCCATGCCCTCGGCCACTTGTTGCCCGGCGCGTTCGCCGCTGGCGCCGACCTCGCCCAAAGCGAAAGAAAGACGCTCGGCCAATTCGCTGTTGGCGGCCATGCGCTCGCGCAAGGTGGAAAGAGCCTCCGGATCGCCACGCACGGCGGCAATCGCGAGCAATCTGTTTTCGATCTCGCGCAGATTCTGCTGTGCCTGCTCGAGCTCCTCGTTGGCGCCGCCGAAGCCGGCGCGCAGACGCGCGATCGCACCGGCCGGCCCGGCATTGTCGACGAGCGCCCCGGCACGAATGCGCGCCGCCTCCACCGCAGCACGCGCGGCGATCACCGCCGCCTGCGCTTCCGCCAACTCGCGCTTGGCCAGACTGTCAAAAGCCGCTTCGGCGCCCTCGACGCCCTCCACGACATCGCGGAAGGCCTGTTCGAGATTGTTGATCGATTCACGATGGTCGGCGGCGACGGCGGCCGCGGTCACCTGTCTCTCGATGATCTTGCCCAGAGCCACACCGGCGACGGCAAGCGCGGCGACGAAGACGGCGATCCCCGGGCTGGTGAACAAAAGCGCCAGGCCGCCGGCAACGAATGCGATGCCGCGCGCCAAAAGACCAAGCGCAATCAGCGCCGGGCCGATGGCGGCCGCCAGGCCGGCAATGCGCACGCCCACTCCCAGCGTCTCTCCGTCGGCGCGCGAAAGGTTGTTGATCAGATTGGTCAACGCCTCGGTGACGCGCGTGACCGGCGGCAAGAGCTGCTCGCCGATGGCAGAGGCCAGATTGTCGACCGCATTGCCAAAGAGCTGAAACGTGGTCAGCGCGGTTTCGCTTCTGATGTTGAACTCGCGCAAGGTCGATCCGGCGAAGTCGGCCTCCTCGGCGACCAGGCCGAGCGCATCGGCGAGAACGTCGATCTGCTTGACCAGAGGCGCCACCGACGACACCGCGCGCAGACCGAAAATCTGCTGGATGGTCGAGGCCTGCAATTCCCCCGGCAGGCGGCGGATGCGTTCGAACACGTCGACGAGAACGGCCACCCCCTCCTCCTGCAGCCGCCGCGCCACGTCGACCGCCTCCAAACCGAGCGCGCGCAGGCCTTCCTTGGCCCCCGCCGTGGCATTCTCGCCGGCGGTCAGAGCCTGGATGACGTTGCGCAGCGCCGTGGCCGAGCGGTCGGCATCGCCGCTGGTGGCGGTCATCGCCGCACCAAGCGCGGCAATGTCGGTGGCCGACACGCCGACGGTCTCGCCGAGCGCGCCGACGATGGTAACGACATGCAGGATCTGGTCTTCGGAGGCCGCCATATTGTTGGCGAGCTGGTTCATCGCGTCCGACAACAGGCGCACCTGCGGCGTGCTCAGACCGAGCGCCGTCTTGATCACCGCCAATTGCCTGCCGGCCTCCTCGGCGCTCAGACCAAAGGCTATAGCCGATTGCGCCACCAGTTCCGTGAACTCGGCCAGGTCCTCGGCGGCGACGCCGGCCTGGCCGGCGGCCGCAGCGATGGTCGCCAATTCGGTCGCCGTCAACGGTATGGTTTCCGACAGACGCCGGAGATCGTCCTCCAACCGCGCGAAGGCCTGCGGCGTCGGGAAGTCGACGACCTTGCGCACATCGGCCATGGCCGATTCAAAATTGGCCGCGGCGCGAACGGCCAGGCCAAAGCCGGCGACGATCGGCGCCGTCAGAAAGGTCGTGAATCGGCGCCCGACTTGCTGCAGGTTGCGCCCGATGCGATCGAAATTCGTGCTGAGATTGCGCAATTGCCGTTCGGCATTCTGCAGCGCGCGCGAAAACGCATCGGGCGGACCCTTCACCTTGTCCGCCGCCTGCTGCAATTTCTTGAAGGCAAGCTCGCCGGCGACGCCAAGCGCTTCCAGCTCGCGCTTGATCTCGGTGCTGCCCTCCAGCGCGATGCGTTGCGCAATCGTCAGCGCCATAGTCAGCGGTCTCTCAGATAGCGGGCATAATGGGCAGGCAAACGCGAAGCCGCCGCGCGCGACAGCGACGCGACGTGGAATTTCTTGGCGATGGTCACCATCGGCACGCCGAAAAAGATGGGCACGGTGCGGCTCACGCCCTTGTCGCCGACAGGCCCACGGCGCAACGCGGCAAGTGATACCTTCGGCCGCGCCGACAAGGATTGCCGGCGCGACACGCGCACCCTGGCACCGAGCAGCGGGATGCGCGCGCCCTTGATCGGAAACAGATCATTGACCAGGAGATTGAAGTTCTGCGGCGACATGCGCTTGCCGCTGATCTTTTTCGGCATGTTGGAAAACGGAATCCATAGATAGGGCTTGCCGCGAATGATGGTGCCTTGCTCGAACACGCCGGCGTAGCGAATGCGGTGATGCACAAACAGAGCCGGGCTTGCCGACACGCCGCGGCGCGGATAGAGATCGACGCGCAGCGCGTTCTGCCATTTGGTGGAGAAGCCGGCGGCGGCAATATCGGCGCGCAAGGTCAGCTTGAGCTCGTTGCCCAGATCACGCATGGCATGCGTCGCCGCTTCGGCGATCGGATCGTATTTCCTTATCATGGCCCGTTGGAACGTCCCCGCCGGCGGGCCCTTGATCCTAATGCGAAAGGGCATCCTGCAACTCTTTGATCTTTTGCCTGATCGTCTTCTCGTCGCCCTGCGCAGCGATCGTGTGCAACACGAACCATTCCAGCATGCGCTGGTCGCGCGCGCGCTCGGCCAGGCGCAGATAGGCCTGAAACTGCAGCGGCGTATAACTCAGCGGGTCCGGGTGGCCTTCCTGGTGGAGGAGCTGCGCGGCTTCGGCGATGGCGACGCCGACAGCCTCGATCTGGGCTGCGGCTGCGGGTCTCCGTCTCCGAGCATGGCCGCCAGCGTGTCCACGAAAGGGAGGAATCCCGTCTCCCCGAACATCGCCCGGCCCGCCTCCTTCAACACGTTCAGCACTTCGTTGAAGTCGAGATAGCTGGCGGCCTTCTCCGCGTCCTCGTCACCGTGTTTTCCCCACACCGTGGCGATGAAGGCATGCACGGCCTCGTCCGGCACCGAGAGAAAGATGGCCATGATACCCGGTGCCGTGCCCTGCGCAGCCAACACCAAGCGCTGCACCTCGGGGAAACGGTTGGCGATGACCAGACATTGCCGCATCGTCGCTGGCACGATTTCCATTTTCTTGCCGCGCAGCGTCACCGACCCCCTGCGCGGCTCCAGATGTTCAAAACCCGGTAGAGTCACTGATTGGCCTCCTCTGCAGCCCGCCCCAGAGAGGGCGGGCCCGCCGTTTTCACAAAGCTTAGGTCGATTCGGACCCTATCTCCTCGACCGTGCCGAACGTGCCGTCGGGCTGCACCAGGGCCTTGCCGGTGAGCACCACCTGCGCATATCCGGTCCCGTCGTCGACCCAGTTGAACGATCCCTGCGGCACCAGACTGACCGAGAGGATCGTCACCTCGAACTGATTGCCGATGGCATTGTTGCCGGTGAAGAGAAGAGCGCCGGTGATCTTCTTGAGGCCGAGGATATTGAACTCCCATTTGCCGGCCGTATTGAGCGACGGGTCGCCGAAGAAGAACAGGCCGAGATTTTCCGGCGTGATTTCATCGAGGCTGATGCGAATCGTGAGACCCGTCTGCACCAGATCCTCGCGGTCCTCGGAGCGGCCTGGGTCCATGGCCGTCTTGTGCGTCTTGGTCTGGAAGACCGGCTCGGTCTCGAAACTTGGACAATTTCCCAGATGACGCTGCGCGTCACCGGATTTGGTCCAATACAGATTACCCGTGCCGGAAAAATAGTTGAGGGTGTTCGGCGATGGGTGCGGCATCTTGCAAAGTCTCCATGTTTTACAGGGGGAGCCGAAGGACGCGGATTCAGGTCAGTTCGTTGATCCGCAGCCAGTAGGTCAGTTGAAATTTAAGATACATGGCTCCGGCGGCGTTGCGCGCCGGCATCATGCCGACGTCGAGGCCGACGTAGCGCACGGTACCATCGGCCTGGGTGAGAGAGCGCAGCGTCGCGTCGCTTTCGATGGCGCTGATCAATTGGCGCCGCCAGATGTTCAGCGTCGTGCCCACTTCTCCCGGCACATCGTCGACCAGCACATGCACGATGGATTCCAGCATCAGCCGCCGCGGCGCATTGTTCGGCCGCGTGATCGGATCGCTGCCGCTCGCCTGCTCATCGCCGTCCAGAACAATCAGAGCCGGCCTTTTGATGTCGTCGACGGCCAGAATGTTGCGACCGCTCGTGGTCGGATTGAGCGAGGCGCAGATGGCGACCATACGCGCCAGCAATTGCTCGCGGCGGTCGATCATGTCGCCTCCGATTGCCGCAGCAGGAGCAGCAGCTCACCATCATTGTCGGGCATCGGCCGCGGTCTGGTCGCGGTGACGACCCAAGACCCGCCGTTGAACACCATCGTGCCGTCGACGAGGTCGCCGCGCTCCAGACCGAGATCGCTGAGTTCGCTGACGCGCAACGTTGCCGCCGGCGTCACCGACTGCAGATCGACGCCGCCCTGGTCGATGGATACGCCCTCGGTCTTGTCGATAACGGTCAGGTCGTAGGGCGAGGCGGTATCACCAATGTCGAGCGTGGCCGCCACACCGAGGCTCGCATTCGCATAGAGGGCGTCGAGCGCCGTCTGCCATCCCATCAGGCGGCCGCGGCGTCGTCAACGGCGTCCGTGTAGAATGCCGTCCAGCCGTTGCGCGGCAGAATGCGCTGACGGTTCACACGCCCGATATGGACCCGCACAGCCTCGATGAACTCGGCCAGTGTCTCCTCGTTGAGCTGGGTCGGCTCGAGCCCGAGATCGCGCAAGCCGGTCGCCTCGACCGAATAGAAATGATCTTCCGCCTCCTGTCGCGGGTTTCGGACCTCGCCGACCTGAGCGTTGACGCCCACAGAGGAGCATGCGCGCACAACGAGATCGGCGAGGCCCTTCACGGAGTGCACCGAGGTGATCTGGTTGAAGATGCGATAATCTTCACCGGCCGGCGGGTTGGCCAGCATCAACTCGATGCACTTGACCACATCACGCAGATTGATGAAGCCGCGCTTTTGTCCGCCGGACCCGTAGACGGTCAGCGGCTCGCCGATGAGCGCCTGCACCACGAAGCGGTTGATCACGGTGCCCCACAGATCGTCGTAATAGAAGCTGGTGGCCAAATCCTCGTGTAGCTCGATCTGCGGCGTTGTCAGCCCGTAGACCGGACCCTGCATGACATCGGTGACGCGCAAGCCATACATGCGGCTGTAAAGCCAGAGCACGTGCGTGTCCTGCACCTTGCTTACATGGTAGAGCGAGCCCGGTGTCGCCGGATAAAGGAATTTTTGCGCGTATCCGTTGTGCTGGTGCTCGAGCCAGCCTTCGCTGATGGGCACATTCGGCGTTCCGTACTCGCCCATCGTTCCCAGCTTGATGATATGCGCGCCGGGGCAGCACTCCTTGACGGCATGCGCCAGCGCGAGCGTGGCGCCGACATTGTTGATGACGGTGAGCCGCGCAGCCTCATAGTCACGCATCGAGAACGGCGCCGACGGGATCTCGGCATAGTGCACGATCGCATCCGGCGCGAAGCGCTTGAGCAGCACACACATCTGCCCGTAGTCGGTGACGTCTCCGCCTACGCTCTCGATCCAGACGCCGGTGCATTCATGGAAGATGGCCGCGCGCACCTTCGCCGGCTGCACGAGGGTGAGCGAGAAGTCACCGGTCTCCTGCGTCAGGCGCGATTTAAGACCGTTGTCGACGATCGTGACCTCATGCCCGATCGAAGCCAGATGCATCGCCGACGGCCAGCCGAGGTAACCCTGCCCGCCCAGAATCATGACTCTCATGTTTGACCCATCGAGTGCTCGAATTGCTGCGCCGGCGCGGCGCTCGGATAGGGAATGTTCAGGCGGCCGCGCACCTCGCGCTCCAGCTCGTCGCGCAAGCGCACCAGATCCTCGGCCGACAGATGGTCGGTGAAGACATGGCTGACATATTCGCCGGGGATTCCCTTGTAATAGTCGGCGTTTTCCTCGTAGGCGATTTCCCGCGCATGCAAGCGATCACCCGTCACCGGCTGCGTGTATGTCCACACATCGTTACCGGCAGGCTCGGCGTCGTCGTGATAGGGCGTGCCGGGATAGGGTGTGATGATGGTGCAATCGAAATCCGCCGGCGCCACATCGAGCAGCCAGTTACGCACCGCGCGCACGCTCGCCTCGCTCTCGCCGGCATGGCCGACCGACATCAGCGCCTTGATCTTGAGATCGTGCCTGCCGGCGAGCTCGAGGACGCGATCGTTGTCGGCCCTGGTCGCACGCTTGGCGATATTGATCAGAATGCGATCGTCGGCGGCCTCAAAGCCGCACAGAAGCCAGCGGAAGCCGGCGCGTCGCATCGCCCTGGCCTGGTCCTCGTTGAACAGCTCCGCCTTGATGAATCCGCGCAGGCCGAAAGAAACGCCCAGCTCCTCCTGCAGGTCCGTCAACGCCTCACACATTTCCACCAGCGCCGGCGAGACGTTGAGCTCATCGTCGTAGAACATGAAGCCGGTGAATCCGTGCTCCTCATAAAGGTGCCGCACTTCGCCGACGATGTTGCCGGTTGATCGCGTGCGTATCACCCGCAGGGAATGCGCATGGCGGCCACCGCAGAACGCACAGGCGAATGGACAACCGAGCTGGCCGATGATGCTGGTCGCCCGATGGCCGTCGATCTGGTAGCGATAGGACGCAATATCGATGAGGTGCCGTGCCGGCCACGGGCTTGCCTCATAATGATCGTTCTTCATCCACAGCGCGCTCTTGCGATCATCGGCGTCGACGATCTCCGGCGCGTCCGGCTGCATGGCGGCGAACACCGCATGCTCGCCGTCGCCGGCGACCAGGCAATCGACCATGCGGACCAGGCGCTCGATCGCCCGGTGGCCACGGCCGACGACATTGCGCTTGGCTTCCTTGCGCCGCGCCGCCAGCGCCAACGTGCCATGCGGACCGCCAAGCACGATGCGTGTTTTCGGCCAGGCGCGGCGCAGCAGGCCGACGATCTCCTTCACCGCAGGCATCTGCGCCGTTGTCGCCGACAGGCCCACGCATGCAGGGGCCGGATGCGCAAGCCGCGCCTTGAGCGCGGCAAGCACATCGTCGCCAGCCAGGTCGATGAGCTCGACCGCGTGGCCGGCGCGTTCGAGCACGGCCGCCACTTTGAGAATGCCGAGCGACGGGAACACCCGTTCGTCCAGCAGGAAGCTGGACGGAGGATTGATGAGCAGCAAAGGAGCACCCGCTCGTTAGAGGCGGGCGGGTGCTCCTCTTTCACCCCCCGGAAGTTCTTAAAAAAAAGGTTCAGGCGGCCGCCTGGTCGTCGCGGATTGCCTTGACCCTGGCCAGGATACCCGGCAGTTCGCGGCAGAAATCCCGATAGCGCGCACGGTCATGCACGATGGTCGAGCGACCGTTGAAGGTGCGCTGGTAGGTCTTGTCTTTCTCGGCGCGGCCGACGCTCCAATGATCGTGACGCATCTTGATGTCGGTGCGATAGACCAGGGCATCGAGACCGCGTCCAATGTCCATCCAGGCGCGGTCGACCATGGTGTGCAGGAATCCGAGGCCGAAGGAACCGACCGCGCGCGCCAGCTTACCGCCGACAAGAAACTGTGTCGCCATGCGCTCGCCATTCAAGGTGTCATCAGGATAGGCGACGTTCCAGTCGCCGGCGGCCTTTGCCAGGGTCACGTCCCAACCCGATGTCTCCGGCACCACGTCGTCATTGACGATCGCGTAGAACGCCGCATCTGGATAAGCTTTGAAATATTCCTCCATGCGGCCGCAGGTCTCGGCGCGTTTCCTGGCGATCATCAGTCCCCAATTCCCCGGCACCCGCACCTCGGAATAGTTGCCGCCATCTTCACCGTCGACGACGACCAGGCCGGGCATGCGCATGCCGGTGTCTACACAACCGTCGAGAAATTTCTGCAGGCGATGCGGCCGCCCGCGTGTTGGCACAAACCACATCAGGCCGCGGCCTCCTCTGTAATGCCGTGATGACAGATGCAGCATGAATGTCCCGGCTCGCCGCACGAATAGCGCTCTTGGGTGTTCAGATGCGGGAAGGGCCGATCGGGAACGTCAACGCCGAGAAAGGCGCACAGCTTCTCCCACCCCTCGCCGGCGCAAATGTCGAGATGCAGCACGTCCTGGCTGCGGGCTTCGAAATAGGATCGAACCGCCTGCGCATGATAGCGATGCACGTGGCGCAGGATCGGCTCATTATAGGTCGAGCATTGCAGCGCCAGCAGGCGGTCGATCATGATCTTGCCGGCCGATTGCTGCACGCGGTCCAGGTGCCGGAACGCGCGCTGCACCGACGGCAGCCAGCTCTCTGCGTCGCGTCGTGTGTAGATGAAGCGGGTGCCCGGATAGAGAGCATCGATGGCCGGAAACGCATGCTCGAACATGTTGCAGATCGCATCCCACTCACCGAAATCGAACCGCGAGCTAAAATACTTCGCGCGGAAATGCCGCGGCGCGTGGAACGTCTTGAAACGAAGAATCCGCAGCGCCTCGTTGAGGCTTGATGTGCCCGTCTTCGGCAAGCCAATGCCAAGAATTTTCAGAGTCAAACGACGACGCCCCAGATGGAACTGTCAAATAGAATGGGCTTACCGAACACCTCGTTAACTGCCCGCTTCACCCCCGGCCAGCGGTCCGAATAATCGTGCCCGAGCACCATTCCCCATCGCCTGACCTTCGGCCGCCATGCCACTATGTCACGCTTCACTTCGGCGTATGTGTGGTTGGCGTCGATAAACACGAAATCCAGTGAGCCTTTGGGGATCGAACTCGCCGCCTGCTCGGACGTCATTTTCTTTATGATCATCCTGGGTGCGAACTCGGCCGCCACCGCTCGCACACACCGCTCGCAGTGCGCGAAATCGAAATCCCGGTAGAGCCCGGATGACTCCGCGTCGATCACGTAGCGGAAAGGGTCGACCGCAATGAGCGTAAGCTGAGGGCACTCCTTCAAAATCACGCGCGACGTCCGCCCCTGCGCTACCCCCACCTCAGCCCCTTTTTTCCAGGTCGGATGGCTCTTGATGATAGAGACCAGCGGAACAGCATGCCGGCGAGGTGTCAGCGTCTTGAGCAGATCCGCATTGCTCAAGGAGTATCACCTCTCGTTATGCCCAAGTTTCGGATATCCATTTCTCTGTCGTCTCCCTCATTTTGATCCGGCCGTGGAAGCATACGATCCTCGCATTGTGCGGAGGCCTGCCGCGCCTGCGGCAGTGCAATTTGTAGCTGGCGAGCTGGTCCGGCCAGAATTGCTGGAAGACGTGCGGCCGCACCGGCATGAAATGGTTGATGAACAACTGGTCGGAGCGGCCGCCACCGACACGATAGGTGGTGTCGCGCACATGAGGCGGCAGCTTGCAAAAGGCCTCATACATGCCCGCGCCAAAGCCGGGCGCCCACGCCATCACACCGGAGCCGCGACATTGCTGCGGCTTTCCGCCGAGATCACCGAGCATGCAGAACGTGCCGTCGTAGGACAGCATGTCCTCCAACGATCCGCACACGACGGTGTCGAGATCAAGATAGAACACCCGCCCGAGCTCCAGCTCCGGCCTGAACAACTCCATTTTGCTCTGCTTGGTCACCCATTCGGGATGACGCAGCGCGATCGTCTCCACGCCGGCGACAGCGAGCTCGTCGGTCAGACAGACAAACCGAAACGGTCTCGTCACATTCCGCGACACCGCCCGCTGCAGGCGGCGCACGCACTCGGCGTCATATTCGGGCGAGCGCCGCAGCACGCAGGCGATGGTGATCGGCCCGGCATGCTGATTGGTCGGTCGCGGCTGCCCGTCTTTCGCCGGCGCCTGTTTCGGCGCCGGCGGCAGATCAAGCCACGGCCGCATTGCGTAGGAGGTGCCCAACTTCCCGCATCCTCGGCCGTCCATGGAAGCATAGCACCGAAGCGGCGTCGGGTATGCGGTTACCGTGACTGCGAACGTGAATCTTGTAGCTGACGACCCGCCCCGGAAACATGGTCTGCCAGCGATGCGGCTCGACCTGGCAATGATGCTGGATAAAGAGCTGGTCGCCACCGCCGCGTCCGAGCGGGTAGAGGCGCGCACGTTGCTCGGCCGGCATGCGGCAGAAGGCTTCGTAAAGACCCGACCCGATCTTTGAGTCCCACGCCATCACGCCCGACCCGAAATTCGGTGTGAGGTAAAAGTCATCGAGCATCGCCAGCGCGCCGTCGTAACTGAAAAGATTGTCGACGCCGCCAAGGATCATCGTGTCGAGATCGAGATAGAAAAAGCGCGACCCCAGAGCCTGCACGTCCGCCCTGAACAACTCCAGCTTGTTGTATTTGGCCTCCCATTCGGGATGCCTGATGGCGATAACATGAATGCCGGGACCGAAGCCGTTCGCATCGGTCAGGCAATGAAAGCGCACACGCCGATCGGTCGCTGCGACAATGGAGCGGTAAAGACGGTCGACATCGCGGGAGCTGAACTCATTGCTTTCACGCAATAGACACAAGACATCAACCGGTCCCTGCCACCTGTTGCTCGGCCACGATTGCGCTTGCGGCGACGGCAGACGTCGCGGGGTGAACCTTGGATGTTCGCGCAAGCAAATCCTCCAATGTCATTCTCGGCCACCAATCGACTTTGCTGTCCGGGCTGAGATTGATCACCTTCATGCCGGCGCGCGCCAACGGCTCGGCCACAGCGCGCAACTGCTTCGACTGGAACTCGAACACCTTGGCGCCGAGCGCGAAGGTGTATTCCTCATGGTGGTGCATGCGCTTGGTGCGCGGGTCTCGCTGCTGGTCGACGCCAAGCATGCCGACGCAGGCGACGCCCAAATGCATCATCAGATTAAGCGCGCCGGTGACCACGGTCTTGTCCAGGTAGACCTCGTTCGGCCGTTCGCAGAACCTGTCACGGCTCTTGCCGATGGCGAGCACGCCCGGTGGCACCACCTCTTTGTCCTTGAAACGCCGGCAGGTGATGACCCTGCCCTTGAACATTCTGCGCACCTTGGCCGCGTTCGGGTGCCACCACCTCTTGTCGGCATAGAACAGCAGGTCGGCCCAGGGCGCTTTTTCAAACGACGAATTGACGACGACGACGCGGTAGCCCTTGAGCCTGTCGACATGGGCCTGTGTCACCGAGGGACCGCCGGCCACAAGAAAGACGGTCTCGCCCTGCCATTCCGGCGTGGCGGTCCAAAAGACCGGGGCGGGCATTTACGCCCCGGTCCATCTTTGTGCATGCATTTGCGCGCGTGATTAGGTGCGACGCGCCCGATAGAGCGCCTGCGGCATGGTGCAGACGGGCAGCGGATACGAATACATTTCGACATCCGCATATTGGTTGCGCTTCTCGTCCGGCACGATCAGCGAATAGAACATCTGCCCCGGCCGTCCCAGATGCTCGAACGCCTCGCCCGGAGACATCGCCCATTTGAAAACGCCGGCGCCGACGGGGAAGAATTTTGCCTTGTCGGTGCCGACGGCCACGGTCGACCCGTCATCGGTTCCCCGATAATTGGTCCAGGTGATGCCACCGAAATTGAAGCTCTCCCATGCAACCGGATCACGCAACGCGGCCGCGCCCGCATAGTTGAGATAGGTGGTACGCACTTCGGTATGCGCAGTCAGATCGTCCCAGAAGTTGTCGCCGCAGATGGCCATGATGCGCACTGCGTTGCCGCCCATCCCCTTGAGCCCACGCGTAATGGAACGCATGGCCGCCGTGCAGGCCTTGCGCAACACGCCCGATGCCGGGTTGGCATTGTCGAGATCGAAATCGACCTCGGCCGGGATGGTCTGGCTGAACTCCGATTCCCAGTCATAGATGGTGGTGCCGTCGGCGTCGGCGACGAGACCCTGCACGCATCCGAGACGCAGATTCTCGAAGGTCAGATCAAAGTCACGCTTGATCAGGAACTGCCGGCGCGACACCTCCCTGACGAGCTGCTTGAGCTCCGTCTCCGATCCGAACTCGCGAATGGAGAACAGCTCGTTCGCCATGATGCGGCTGCCCTGCGCGATGCGCCGGGTCGAGAACGGCCGCGCCTCGCGTTCGCTGTCCGCCTTCTGCGGAATCGCCGACGCACGCGGCGTGGTCTGGATCAAGGCCGCCTCGGTGCCGCGGCTCTCGATGTAGATTTCCTTGGTGCGCACCGGCACCGGTTCGAACAAGCCCGGGATGGAACCGAGGAAGCCAGGAACGTAGCCGACTTTATCGACGGCCGTCAGCATCGTGGTGGCGCTGAACGCATCCTGGCGGAAGACGTCCATTGTCAACATGGGTCAAATCTCCTTTTTGCGCCGTTCAGCGCACGTCCAAGAAAGAAGCGAAGGGGGAAGCGCCGCGCCTTTAGCGCGGACGGATATGAAGCAGCGCGAGGCTGTCCTGGCAGGCGGACTTTTCGCCGCCGGCCGTGCTCTCGGTGGGATAGGTCAGTTTGTCGTCTTTGACCTCGGCCAAGCGGGCGACGTAAACGCAATCGGCAACGTCGCCGTCGGTGGCATCGACATTGTCCCACAGAATGCCGGCAGCGGCCGTCACCAACGAGCCGTCGGTGGCCAGCTCACCGTCCTGGGCGATGATCTTACCGTCGTTGTTCAGGCTGATCACCTGGCCGGCGACCAGGTTCTCCCCCGACAGCACCGTGGCCTTTTCGATCGACAGCGTGCCCGCGTGCCACGCACCCATGAAGGCGCCGGCATGCACACTTTCCGTTAGAGTCATTTCTTGTCTCCTAGTTCCTTTTGCCGACGCTCTACGGCCGGCGCCAACTCATCCGACTAGCGGCCTCTCTACTGAACGCCGAACTCCTTGTTGACCTTGGCGATCTCACCCGACCACAGATCGTCGCCGCCCTGCTGCACGGGACCATTACCGATGGAGGCAAGATCGGCGTTGCGGTCGCGAATGCTCGCCGGCGCCTGCGCCGCCGGCAGCGTCTCGACAAAGGCGAGGATCTTCTCCGCGCTCATATCCGGCGCTTCCACCGCCAGGCGCAGCGCCGTGGCCTCGCGACCGATGACCTTGTCACTGGCGAGGATCGCCGCCAGGCGCTCGCGTTCGCTCTTGGCGCCTGCGGCTACGCCTTCCGCCCTGGCCTCTTTCTTGGCGTCCGAAACCGCCATCTCAAGCTCCTCGCGCGAGATGCCGATCCTGATCGAGTGCTGCGGCTGCTCGTGCTGTTCCTGGCCGGACAAAGCCCCGGCCACGCTTTCGCTGCGTTCCATCCTGGAACTCCCTGTTGAGCGGCCCGTGCCGCGTGAAAGATTGACGAGCGTTTCTTCGAATGTGCCCACGACATCGGCGAGACCAACGCTCACAGCCTCGTCACCGACAAAGGTACGCGCCTCAGTGTTGCGGATGGCCGCCGGATTCATGCCGGCACGTCCAGCGGCAACCGTCTTGACGAATTGCTGGTAATAGCCATCGACCTCGCGCTGCAGATCGTCGCGCACCTCCTCCGGCAACGGCCCGAACGGATTACCGTCGACCTTGTGCGCGCCGGCGAAGATCAAGGTCGGCTTGACGCCTTTCTTTTCCAGGAAGGCAGACCAATCGGCATGCATGAGGACAACGCCGATCGAACCAGCCAAGCCGGTCGGCGTCACCACGATCTGCTCGGCACCGGAGGCAAGCGCATAAGCGGCTGAGGCCGCCATGCCGTTGACGACCGCAACCACCGGCTTGATCTTGTTGGCCGCCCGCACTGCTGCGGCAACCTCGAAGGCGCCAACGGCTTCGCCGCCTGGGCTTTCAATATCGAGCAGAATCGAGCGGGAGCGCGGATCGGCCGCAGCCGATCCGATCTGATATTTGATGCCCTCATAGGACGTGGTGCCGGAATAAGAGCCAAGCCAGGCGCCGCGGTTCACGAGCGAGCCGGTGACGGTGATGATGGCCACGCCCTCGCGCGTGCGGCGATAGGGCAGCATGGACTTGCGCCCGGTTGCCGGATCTTCGTCGATCGCCGAACCGACAAAGCGCGATGCCTCCGGCCCACGCATGGCGCGCTGCGCGTCTGCCGGCATACGATCAATGCGGCTCTCGGCCTCGTCCTGCCACTGGACAAGTCCGCCGGCGACGGGAATGCGCCCCTCGAGCACGCCGACAATAAGCGGCAGCTTGTCAGGATGGATGAGCAACGGACGGTTGATCACCCGCTCCGCAATGCGCAGCAGCACGGTCATGGTAACCAGCCTTTTTGTTTGTGATTTTTTCGAAGGTTCTAGGCGGTCAGCTTTCGCCGGCAGCGATTGCCGGGAATCACCCTCAGCCTCCGAGAATGGCGCGGCGGCGGTGCGTCTTCACACCTTGCGCCGCGTCACATTGCGATTGCAGCTCACGAAAGAACGCCTGCAGTTCGCGCTTGTTGGCCTGACCGTAGGTGACCGTGGTGTCGCCATGCGTCAGCGTCACCGTGGCCAGGCCCGCCATCGCCTTGAAATATTGCGGACGCAGCCAGGCGAGAACCGCACACGGGTCGGTCCAGTCGGGATCAGCCACTTTGGTCCTGCCTGTCTTCGATCGGCGTGCCGGCCTGCGGCGCGCGCGCGGGATCTCTCAATTCCAGTTCGTCGCGGCGATCCTGTTCGCGCTTGCGCTGCTCATACCATTCGTCGACGTCGCCGCCGAGCTCATCGAAGATCACCGCATCGGGGACGCCGATTTCCTGCCAGGTCTGCGCCGCCTTGGCCGCCTTCAGATCATCGGCCTGCGGCTTGGTCGGGCCCCGCCAGCTCGCCTGCGTCACCGCTTCGCGGTTGGCACGAAACCCATCAACGCCGCCGGGAAACGGCGTCATGCCGGATTCTATGTCCTCCTCCAGGAAGGCGGCATAGACGGCGGTGCACAACGGCGCCACGATGTGGCGGCGTCGGTAGACGACACGCGGCCACACAACGGCGGTCCCCATCTTGACGCTGGAGAAGGTCGCCCCCTGATAGTCGCCGGTGAACTCCTCATACGTCATGGCGCCGGCGCGCGAGCACTCGCGCAGCAGAAACTTGGCGAAGGATTCATAGGTCGCGTTCGGGGTTTCGGAGCGCAGGAATTGCAGCTCGTCGCCGGGATACCCATGAATGATCTTGCCGGGGACACCGAGACTGAAATCAGCGTTCTGATACCATTTCGTCCGCGTCGTCAGGTCGGCCCGCAGCGCTTCTTCATCGGCCTCGGCGTGACTGATCATCGCCGCCCTGGCTTCCTCCGGCACCGCCTGTGTTTTGAAGACCGCGGCAAAGATCGCCTGAATGAGCGCCGCCGTCAGCGTCGCGTCGGCGAGCTGGTCGAACTGCTTGGCCGTCTTCAGCACCGCAACGAACGGACTGATGCCGCGCACCTGATCAGGCTCGCCATCGAAGATGTGCACGATGCGCGGGCGCCCTTCCCCATCGACGGCCGCGAGCTCGGTCTCATTGTCCCAGCCGTCGGTCTTGCGCTTGATGACATAGGCGCGCGGCTCGCCGGAAGCGGGATCGACACGCACGCCTTGCACCAGGTCCGGCGCCAGCGACCGATCGGACATGCGCCAGGCCGGGAACAATCGCAGCTTGGTGCCGAACGAGGACCCGGGGCGATCAATCATCGGCAGGCTGGCGAGGATCTCGCCGGTGGCCATCCAGTGCCGATACGCCTGCACCTGCAATTGCCCGAAGGTGAAACGCGCGCCGGCGTCGCAGCTCCGCCTGTTGCTGGCCCACAACTGGAACCTTGCCTCGACCCGACGCGCCCACTGGTTGGCATCCGCCTGCGTCCAGCCCAGCGCCTCGGCATTGGGCTTGGCGTTCAGACGCAGGCCGGGGCCGACGACGGAAGCCGCCGACTGTTCGACGCAACCCGACAGCCATCCTGAATTTTGAATGGCATCAATCGAGCGTGCCGTGGCCAGACGCCAGGCAACCTTCACATCTTCCGACGCGTCGCGCAGCGCCGGCGACCAGCGAAAGAACAGCGGCAATTGCTCGCCGCGCATATAGGCCGCCGACGGCGTCGGCCGCACCGCCGGGGCGTGCGAGGGAAGAAGGCGCCGTAGGACCTGCGGAAGCTTCATACAACACGTCTCTTCATGATGACGCCCAAGCGCGCATCCCCGCGCCAATAGGCCTCAATCCATTTGAGGATGCGCTCGCCGTGATCGGTGATTTCTCGCCAATGCCCGACAACATCATGGAGCCTCACGCCACGGGTGTGACTCACTTTTGAACCTCCCACCAGATACCACCGAACTGAAATCTCTCCGGCCGCCGCTGACGGAAAAGACGCGCGTATGACGCGCGGACCTCCGCAATTGTGAGCAGCGTGTCCCAAAAGAGGGAACTGAAGGCGATGACCGCTGCGACACGCGCATCGGCTTGCATATCCATGTTCACCCGCCCTGCATCTCTGCCGCCAGCTCCTCGAAGGAGCGCTTCGGTTTCGTGTTTTTCGCCGCCCGCTCAGCCGCGCGCTCGGCCGCGATCGGCTCCGGCGCGAACAGGTCGCCTTCGATCGCGTCCAACGGCACCGATCGCCGCTGCGCCAGGCGCCGCCATCCGTCCGGCGTCATCCGCGTCAGCCCCAGATAGTCGGCCACAGCCAACGCATAGACGCGGCAATCAAGCAGATGGTTCTGGCCGCTGATTTCTTTCCACACGCGCCGGCTGCGGCCGCGGATCATTTCATCGGCGAGATATTCGTCGGTGAGCTGCTTGAAGTAATTCTCATCGAGGAACGCCCCGAAATGACAATAGCCGGCCGGGTCGGCCTCGAGTCCAGCCGCACGTCCCGACTTGCGTAGATCGGCGTAGAACTCGCCCTTGAGTCCCCAGGTGCCAACCGGCCACAACATGGCGCCGCGCTTGAGCTTCTTGCCGCGCAGACTGATGTCAACCGGCGTCGGCGTGCCGATCGCCGGCGTCGTCCAGCCCGGCATGCCCTTGACGGCGAAGGCGCGGGAGCGGGAGCGCGCGAACGAATAGACCTGGTTGGCGCGGCCGCCGGTGGCGTCGCCGGCGTCGATCGCCATGGCGTCGATTTCACGCACACCGCCAAAGGCGTCGGCGAATTTTTCCGTGTAGACTCCATCGAGCAAGGCAAAGGCGCCGCGCTCGTGGTCTGTGGTCTCGCCTTCGAGATAGCGCGCCGAGACTGTCCAGCTCTGACGGTCGGCGCCATAGGCGACGATCTCCACCCAGATTCCCCGGTGCTGAATGTCGGCGCCGGCGACCAGAAGCAGGCCCTTCGGCGGAATGTGATTCTCGCGATAATCCTCGCGCCGCTCCATCAGGCGTTGATGATCCGGTGCATCGCCGCGCACTTCGTAGGCGAGACCGAGCACGTTGTTCCAGAACGTCTTGCGGCCGGCGTCGGTCTGATAGTCCTGCCACCATTGCCGCGCAACGTCGTCCCAGGTGGTGATCAGCGAACTCAACGCGTCGATATGAAACGACGGCCACACCCCTTCGGGGTTGAGCGCGATGAAACGACCATTGCGGACGAGATCGCCCTTCTCGTGGTGCTGGATGATCGAGCCGCAGCATTGCGCCACATAATGCGCCTCATAGGGCGGACGGCGGTTGAACTTGAGATGCTTGAACTCGAAAACGAACTCGCTGTCGCAATGCGGACATCTCACATGCCAGAAGCGTTGATCCCCGGCCTCGAATGACGCGGTGATGCGCGAGGCGCCGGCGATGGTCGGCGTCGAGATTTCCAGAATGCGCCAATCGCGCGTCGCATGGAATGACGTGAACCGACCCTCGAACAAGCGGAACGCCGAGCCCTCGTCCGCCAGGTCCTCGTCCCATCCGTCGACCTCATCGGCCACGCCATATTTGAACGTGCGCACCCGCAGCTGCACGGCTGAATTGGCGTTGATCAGATGAATCTTGGAACGGTTGGCAAAATCCTTGGTCGATTGCGTCGACCCTTGCGACGAGCGGGCAATGATCGGCTTCAGGAGCCGCGCCAGGACCGGCGACTGCTCCAGCACCGGCTGCATCTTGTCGCGATTGAAATTGCGCAGCACATCGAGGGTCGGCAGCGCATAGCCGATATGCACATTGGCCTCCTGCGACGCCAGGAACGCCACCCAGATGATCCCCATCACCGAGAGACCGACCTGGACCGACTTGCGCACGACGATGTGGTTCCACAGTTCCGCGTCGGAATCCGCCGCGAGCACGTCGAGGATCTCCGGCACGTAGGGCGTGAGACCAGGATCCCAGAAGTGTCCGGCGCGCGGCCCGTCCGGAGCGACGATCGTGTGCGACGCCCAAGCGTGGACCGCAACCTGCTCCGGCGGCTTGAACATGAAATGCAGTGTGTCGGCAACGAGCGGCAGCGACGGCGCGAAGGCGCTCATTTCTCGTCCTGCTTGACCACACGCATATTCTCCGCGAGCGTTTCACGCACACTGCGGGCAATGTCCTTGAGCTCACGCCGCACCGCGTCAACGCCGGCGCGGGTGAAGGCAGTCGCCAGGCGGTCGGCATGATTGGGCAGATCGTCGATGGCACGCACGATCACCGCACCGCAGGCCTGCATCGAGCGCGTCACGTCCTCGACCTCGAGGAGCTGCCCCATCTCCTTGCGCAGGCGCAGTTCGGCGCGGCGCGCTTCGAAGCCGGTGAGCGCGGTGCGCATCTTGGTGAGCGAGCCGACGCCCACGCTCGGCATCTCCAGCAGGCGAAGATTGTCCGCCGGCCGCAGACGCGCATTGGTATCCTCCAAGGCGACATCGGCCTCGGCCGGGTCGATCAGCCTCTGTCGGCCGTGAGTCGGAATCCTGCCCGCCTGCACCATCTTGGAAACGGCCTGACGCGTAACGCCGCGATGGCGCGCATATTGAGCCTGCGTTACCAGTCCATCCATGTACAACCGAAGCAGTTATGACGCTGACGCGAAACCCGTGACGCCAAAGGCCGCTCCTCCGGGCCCCACGCTCAGGCGTCAACCCGAGGCAACCCCGTCAACCTTAATTTTTTGCTGAGTGTCTGCGAAAGTGGGGGGCCAAGTTCCCCCACATTCCGTTTTCTTGTTCGGGAGAACCTAGATTTCTACGGTTGTGATCGTTGTCAACGATAGTCGCAAAAGTCAAGGCTGCTGTCGAACGGGTAGTGGGCCAGTTTGATTGTGGCGGGTTCACTAGATGAGCCGCCGGCAATTGTTAGGTGTGCCACCGGCTTCGCCTCGCCCCCCGGCTGTGCTACCGTGGCCTGGGAAGAAGCTTGTGGCGAAACCCGCCATTGCCACAGGTCAGGGGGCGAAAATGCCAGCGGTAGTTTCATTGTTCAATCACAAGGGTGGTGTCAGCAAGACTACAACAGCCTTCAATTTAGGTTGGGCACTTGCCGAGATGGGCAAGAGAATTCTGATCGTTGATAGTGATCCGCACGTGACCTTCCCACATCAACGGGGCATATGCAAGCATTATAAGACAGTTTGCGATTTTGCGCAGGTTGGCATATTCTGCTGATTCGTGGGGGTGGGGTATCCGAATGGAACATAAGACACCGGGCCAACTGATCGCGGCTCTCCTTAGCGAAAGAGGGTGGACGCAACGCGTTCTCTCTATCGTTCTGGCGATGGACGAGACCGGCATCAACAAGCTTGTGTCCGATAAACGGTCCGTTGATGCGACGCTGGCGCTTGCCAGATGGTCGGCGACGGCTTGCAGCTCACCTTTGACCAGGAGCATTGGAATCGCATTCACGAGGGCGAAGAACCAATCGATCTCCCGATGGATCTGACCTTCGATATTGAGTTGCGAAAGAATGCGCCCGGTGAGGAAGAAGAAGCAGCCTAGTCTCGCTTTTTCCACCGCGCTTCGGCTGCAACTCGGGCGATCTCTGCGCGCCGCTTTGGCGAAAGCGCTTCGGCTCGTGCAACACCGCCCCGGGCTGCGCTCTTGACCGGAGGCTTGTCCTCAACCTCGCCAGTGGCGATATCGACCATGCGCTTCGCCCACTGGAATAGATCGCGCGGCCGCTTGGGCGGCTTCGCAGGCGCGATGGCGCCGCCTTCGTCGGTCCAGTCGTCTAGGGCTTTCGCCTTCGCCTGCTCGTCAGACGGGCGCGGTGGGCGTTTCTCTGCCATGCTCGCAATATGCGGCCAGGCGCGTTCCGTTTCCAGCCTCAGATGAATTAAGGCGGGGCAAACTGGCCCACTACCGTCGAACGCGGCGGGCACCTCGTCGGCTACGAGCAATCAGCTAAACATCCGCAGATCCCCGGCACCGTCGACGGCAAGCGCGGGGAGGATGCGCGGCTTGTCAACACCTTCGTGCTCTGCACCAGCCAGCCATGGCATCCACGGCAAGCGCAACGAAGACAGCGTGCGCTCGTGCAAATGACCGGCAAGTGATTCGGCCAAATGCTCCAGCGCACCACGCCAGACCAGCCAGTCGGCACGCGCCTCCACGACCGATGCGATGTCGGGCACCCATACAAACTTCTGATAGGCCGTGGGCGGATAGCGTCGTGACCTGGGATTGAGTTTCGCCAGGCGCTCGACCTCGCCCATCTTGCCGAACGCTCCGCGCACCTTGACCTTGATGAACCAGGGCGCACGCCCCGGCCGACCTTCCGGCGACCACGGCTTGCGCTGCGGGATCTCACATCGCCACGGCGGGCGCGATCGCAGACGCGCACAGCGAATGACCAACGCCACGATCTCGACACGGTATTTGTCCAGCGCCTCCGCCGCCCCGGCCTGAACTTCTGACGGCATATCCGCCACCAACACGGCCGGCTCATCGTGCAATCGCAGGACATGATCGTTGAGCGCCAGCACATGCTGCTCGACCAACACCGCATCCGCATGCGGGCCGCCGCGATAAAGCTCGGCATAGCGATTGGTGATCGGCCGCCCATCGTCGATGGTCTCCATGGCCAGACGCGCCAGGTCCGAGGCAATGGAGAAATTGGAAAGCCCGAGACCCAAGAACTCGCGCTTGGGCAGCTCCTCGCAATAGGCCCAGATCAGCAGCCGCTCGATGTCGAGTGCCTTCACAAGCCCACCTCGTCGGGCGGGATTGTGTTTCCGGTGTCCTTTCCGCCGTTCGCGACGGCCTCGCTACCCTCGGCCTGCTCGGGCTGGGGATACTCGCTCGGCACCCAGATCCATTGCCCGGAGAGCACATCGAAGGCCGAGACGAAGACGCGGCAGCGTTCCTGCAGCCAGTGCGCCCAGGCGGAAAATTCCGGCGAAGGGCAGCGGTCGCGTTCGGCCCAGACCGGGATCTTGACCATCGCCGCCACGTCGGCATCGGACGGAAATTCCTCCAGCGGAACGGTGATCCCCTTCCCCGACTTGCCGAACCGCGCCATGCTGGTGATCTTCTCGCCGCGCACAGCGCGGGCGAACAGCACCGTCCACCAATGCGCCGAGCGCAGCGGCAGCTCGGCGAATTGCGCCGGCTTTCCCTCCGCCTCCGGGTCGTCGATCAGCGCAAACTGCCGCTCGCCCAGATACGTCGAGAACGCGCAGCGCACATTGCGCGTCCGGTGTTTGGCCAGGTAGCCGGGGATGCGCCGCAGCGCCGCCGCGCGGTCCTCGGCCGAAAGTTTTTGCCATTGCCGCCAGGACGAGGCGAGCGAATCGATCGTGCCCCAGGACTTGGCCCCGTCCAGGAACGCCTGGTCGCGTTCCCAGGGACGGGGATGATCGGCATGGGGATGCTCGTCGGCTTTCGGTTGTTCGCTCCCCTTCCCAAAATCAGGGTCGCGCGCGCGCGCCTCTCTCTCAACGGGTCCAATGGGGGGGTCAGGGAGGGTCTGGGGGACATCTGGATGTCCCCCCTGGTGGACATCTGGATGTCCACCCTGAGGGTCCGAAATGTCCACCCTGGTCTCCGGCAGGGGGGACACACTGTCCACCCTGACATCGGCATTTCGAGGTCGCCCGCATACCTCTTTGAAGCCCCCCGCAGCGACCTCCGCCAGCACGTCGAGATCGATCGCATATTCACGCGGGCGGTAGCGCTCGGCCTCGGCGACGAGCCGCAGCAGCCCCGCCGCCTCCATGACGCGGATTTCGCGCTGCACCGTCTTCGTCGAGCACAGCGCCGCCCGCGCCATTCGAGCCTTGGAGGGAAAGATGCGGGTGCCGTCCGGCTCCGCCGCATCGGCGAGCGCGATCAGCACGAGCTTGCGCGCCCGCGTGCCCATGTCGGCGTCGATTGCCAGACCGGTCAGCCGGGAGCTCACGCATCCCCCCTGTGAGTTGCGGGGATAGCGGGCGCAGAAACGTCTTTCTCGTTGCCGGGGCTGGACGCGTCGCGAATCATATCAGGCGTGGAGGCGTGCGCCTTACGTCCCCGCGGCGAGCGATTGACCGCGATCGCCGCCTCCATCGTGTCGGCGGCGATGCGCAGCGACCTGGCGGCCTGCGCCAGCGCGTCGGGCGCGATGGAATAGCCATCGCCCATCATCTCGCCGGCGATCTGGTTGACGTTCACGAACGCCGTCCGCAGACGCCGCTGCCATCCGCGCAGACGATACGTGCTCACAGCAGCCGCGCCTCCGCTTCGTCGCGCTGCGCCGCCGAACGCACCGCGCAGTCGGAAAGCCCCTCGCGCTTGACCAGCCAGTCCGGCAGCGCGAACAAGAACTTTCCGGGCCCGCGAAAACCGCGCTCACGCACCTTCCACGATTCGAAATCCTGCTTCTGCCAGCGGTCCGGCCAGGACACCTGCGAGACCGGGATGAAGATCCCGCCCTCGGCCGAACCGTCGGGATGGCTGCGCCCGTGCCGGGACACGAGCAGCGAGGTCGGAAACGCCTGGTGCACGTAGAGCGCCACCATCACCGGCCAGCGTGAGCGGGACAGCCTCATGCCGCCAACTGCCGCCGCGCCGCGCGGTCGTCCTCGCCCACAAACGACGCATAGCCCTGCGCCGCCGCCGGCGACCTGGCGCCGAACCACAAGCGGACATAGACGCGCCCCTCTTCGCTCGTCTGCCGCAGCGACGGATAGACGATGCTGGCGACCGTGAGCGCTGTTTGCTCAGTGAACGGACCCGACACGCCGCCAACGAGAACGCCGCGGCCGCGCATCATCAGGAAAACCTGAAAGGTGCGAAGCTCAGCCGTGCGGCTCATGCCGCCTCCGCCAATGCATCATCGACCTCGAAGAAACCGAGCCGACCCTTCAGCGGGCGGAACGGCAGCGGAGTCGCATTGGCGATCACCAGGCCGACCGGACCGAAGAACCATGGCGAAACGTGCCACGACACGACGTCGACCAGCTCGGCGCGGCCGACAATCCCGCCGCGCGGCAGCGCGTCGAAGGAGGGAATGTCCTCGAACGGAGGCAGTGTGACGGCCGCCCGCGCTTCCATGTAGGGTTCGACATAGAAGTCGACGAAATCGTTGTATTCTCTCCGCGTCATGCCCGAAGATGCGTGGATGAGAAACGGCCCGCGGAAGCGCAGGCGGCCCGGATTGGACGGACCCCAGCTCCGGTTCTCTATGTCCTTGCCGGCATAGAGGATCGCCCAGGCCCACGGTTGGCGGATCGACAGCGCTTTCATGCCGGGAGCCCGTCGTGCGTCACGCCGTCGAGAAGGCGGCCGGCGCGCTTCTTGCCGAGCCGAAAAACCCACTCCTTGTCGCTCATCGCCCGCCGCTTTCTCCAAGGCTTCTTTTTTTGTCTTTGGCTCCCCCCGGCGGAGGTTTCGGCCGGCGCCAACGAAAAGGTCCGTCGATCCCTCTTGTGTTGAGCCGCCTCCGCCGGGAGGATCCGTCAGCTCTCCGGCGAGCCCTCGAACATCGGCAGCGTCGTTTCCGCACTGGCCTTCATCAGATCGGCGCGCACGCGCTCGCGCAGAAAGAACTCCCAGCGATAAAGCTGGTAGAACCACATGATCCCGCCGCCGGCGATGCGGTAGCGAAGACGCGCCGGAATGCGCACAGGATCGCCGTCGACGAAGGCGGCCTCGCGGAACCGTCCCCGGTTCAGGAGTGCGAGCACCTGGCCGAGACCTCTGATCTGTCGTGTCATTCGGATGATCTTCCCTTCCTTCAGCGCCAGTCCCTCAGACGCCGCTGAACGGACCGCCCGTGTTGCGGGACTCGATCGCCTGACCGGCCCACAGGATCGCCTCCTGCAACTTGGTGATGGCGAGCGACGTCTCCCGGCCCGGACGCCCGAAACGCCGGATCGTCGCCATCAATTCAGCGGCCTGGCCCTCCAGCTCGCCGATCAGATCACAGTCGCGCACGCTCAACTCGCCGCGCGGGATGATGAGGATTTCAACCTCACCGGCACCCCCCACATCCTCCGGCATGCCCTCGGTTCGCTTCGTCGTCATGGACCCGTCTCCTCTGTTTGGATTTTGTCGCCCCGCAGCTCGATCACCTTGTCCCGGCGATGGGGCGGGGGCTCGCTCACCCACTCCTTCAGCGCCGGCAACAGCCGCTGGCACAGGACGGCGAAGCGCGCGCGCGCCACCTTCCAGCCCCACGGCTCGATCGTCTCCGTGAGCGGCGCGAGGTCCTGGTAGCCCTCCGGCAGGTCGACGCCCGAGCGCAGGTCGCGCCATTCGGTGACCAGCATCACGCGGTCGACATGATCGACCACGGCCTTGATTTCGGGCGGCACCGGCCAGGCCAGACCCGCCGCTGCGTGGATGGCGGAATCCCAGCGCTCGGTCAGACGCGCAAAACTCTCGCGCACCACGCCCGACGCCGCGCCGAACTCCGAAGCGATGGCATCGAGCGCACGCTTCTTCGGCGTCACCTCGTCCTTGAGCACGTATTCGTGCCCATCATGGACGAGGAAGTAAGAGGCGATCTCTTCGTTGAGCACGTGCATGTCGTCGAAGAAGCGCACAGGATATTTCAGGCCCTTCTCGGTGAACTGCAGGATCGCCTCCGCGCCCCGCACAGAATGCTCGGCGACGGAATAGACGACGTCGCGCGTCGCGCCGTTGAACCTCGCCTCCTTGGCCAGCATCTCGGCCATGTCGTCGAGGAAATCGACGTCGTCCGCGTGCGGATTGAGCATGTCGAGCGCGCGCCCCGACAGCGGCGTGAACAGGATCGCGCTCATAGCATTCGCGCCATGTCGCGATCGAAGCGCTCGATCTCGGCGAGGATTAGTGCGCCGGCTTTAACCAGATCGCGGCGAGCGTAATCGGGGTCGGTTTGCGGCTTCCACCAACTACGGTCCCATTCCTCCGGCCATTCATAAGGCGGATCGTCCAGTGCCACTCCGTTGTAGGGATTGAGCAGGCACGCAGCGTTGAGCGCATAGCAGGCGCCGGCGGTTACCAATTCACCGGCATCGTGCTCATCGTCGTGCGCGGCATCGAAACCCTCGACTTCGATCTGCCGCTTGCGTTCCGCCAGCACGTCGCGCGCGGCGGCCGTCTCTTGCTCGTGCTGCGCCAGCGCTGATCCCGACACGGAATGAATAGCCGCGAGGCATCCCTTTTCGTCGGCCGCCAGCCACGCGATCAATCCCTCGACCTCGATGCCGAGCAAACCGCTAGCGCTGCGCGCGACTTCCGCGCTCGTTTCCTTCGCCATCAGATCAACCCTTTCTCCAGCGCCAGGTCCTCCGGCAGCGTGATCTCGTTGGTCTTGAAAACCTGAACGTCGCCGTTGAATTCGACTGGTTCCTTCGGCAGCCACACGGCGGCCTTGGCGCGGTCGCCGTCGAGCGAGACCAGCACCGCCTTCGGACGGTCGTGATGCACGAACACTTCGAGATCGACGAGCCGGACCTTGCTCATGCAGGAACCCCGAACCCGGCGGCGTTGCGGTGCCCGCCTCCGCCGAATATCCGCGCGACTTCGCTCACGTCCTGGCGGCTGTCCTCCGAGCGCAGCGAATAGGTGCGCGCGCCGTAGGCATCGACCACGACCGCGGCGAACGGCGCATCCCGATGCACCTGCAGCAAGTCGTGAGCGAGATCGCTGGCGAAGGCGTATGGCGCATGCGCCACCGGCACGCCCTTCCATTTGCCGATGCTCTTGAGCGTCGCCGTGGGCGCCATTTCAGAGAGCTTGCGATCGTAGAAGCGCTCGATCGCCGCCGCCTCCTGCAGCAGCGCCGCGCGCTGCGCGCCGCCCCGGTCGAGCCGCGCCGCGATCTCGTCCCACACAGCGAAGTCATGCGGATAGGAGCGCAGGTAGAGCCAGATCGGGCACGTATGAGGGTTCTCGTTATGCCAAAGGTCGCGGTCGGTGGGGAAGCAGAAATCCCAGGTGAGCGTCGCGCCGGACCGCTCCTGGTCGAACCAGGCAACCACGTTGCGGCCGGCGTTCGCGATGCATTGCGCCAGCACGCCCGCGACGTGCACATAGTCGCCGCTGAAGCTGTCGATGCCCGCCAGGTCTTCCTCGGCGCTCTTGTGATGGTCGAGAATAACGATCGAGGTCGCCTGGCCGGCGATCTCGGCGAGTATGTCCGGCTTGTAGGAAAAATCCGCGATGAGGACGTTCTTGCCGGCGATGTCGACGTCTGGAAAAGGCTGGCCGTAATTCGTCGGCGCGAGCACGACGTCGGGCCAGCGCTTGCGCGCGATCCAGGCGGCGGCAAAACCATCGTCGCAGGGAAAATGGTAGATGCACACGTCGGGTTCCCAGGGCGCGTTCATGCCGCCTCGCCTTCGCGTTTCAGGCACGCCGGCAGATCGGGCATGCGCTCGAGCCCGGTGTGCGGATTGAGATCTGGTGCCGGTCTCTCCCGGCTGTCACGGCCTGCGACCTCCGTTGCGCCCGGCGTCCGCCCGTCGGGGAGCCTACTCGCGGCGTCATCGGCGAGATCGGCGTCCGCGCCTTGCTCGCCTCGCGGCATCACCCCTTCGGCTTGCGCCTTATCGGGCCTTACCGCCTCCTCCGCTTTCGCTTGGGATTCCATCTCTGCGCCATTCGCAACGCCGCTTCGCGGCTGCTCGGGCGTGGCCTCGTTTCCCCATGCCTTCCAGCCCGGCCGCGCCGGGCCGCGGCGGTTCATCTCGATCTTGGGCGTGTGCGGCCACAACGCTTCGATCATTTCCGCCGGCAGTTCGGGCTTTTCCGAATGCACGCGACTGGCCGGCTGATTGAAAATCGAGCGCCATTGATCCCCTTCCGCCGGCGCCACGACACGGCCGCGCGTGGCGACGAGCAAGATCTCGTGATCGACGCGGAACCAGTGCCCCATGCCGATGCCTTGCCCCGGCCGGTATTTGGTCCACACCGCCGAGGAGACGTAGCGCGCCTGACTCTTGTCGGGCTCCAGAAAGCCGGTCGCCGGGTCGCGCACGAACGAGGCAAAGCCCCAGGCGTCCAGCACGCAGAACGCTTCGGCCAGCATGGGGACCGTCGCCCACAAAAACAGAATGCAGTCCGCCGCGGCGATCTTGGCGACGGGCCGGCGCATGATCTCGACCAGGGGCGACGTCGGATAATGATTGTCCGCGCCGCGGTCGAGACCGGTCTCGCGGCTATAGGGTTTGTAGCGCCATTCCGGATCGGCGAGGATCACGCCGAATTTCTGCTCCGGCAGCGCCATGATCCTGCCCGCGAGCGAGACCTCGCGGGCATCGCGTCGCCCCCTTTTCTCCTCCGCCTTGGCCGAGACCTTCTTGCCGGCCGCCGCCTGGTCGATCAGCGCCTCCCGCTGCTTCGCCGGCAGCTTGGCGAGGGCATCAAGCTCCTCGCCCTTGTCCAGCGACGTGCCCTTGAGGCGCTTCAGCCCCTCGGCGCCGATCGCCGCGCCGCGCCTGGCATCGCGCTGCACCGCGCGCTCCGAATGGCCGGTGGCCTTCGACGTCGCCTCGGTGAAGCGCTCGGCGGGCTCGTCGTCAGATAGAGTCGCCAAGTTGGCGACTCTATCCTTGGCCCGCCCACGGCCGACTTCTCCGTGTTTTGTCTCCGGGTGCAGCTGCTCGTAGATGCACTTGCGCCGCGCCGTGGCCGCCGCGCGCTCCGCCGGCGAGAGGTCATTGCGGCAGAGATTCTCGTCGATCAGGATCAGCGCCGCGATGAGATCGTCGGCCTCGATCACGAAGGCCGGGATGGTCTCGCGCCCGAGCCGGCGGAACGCCTTCACCCGGTGCAGGCCGGCAAGCACCTCGTAGGCGTCGGCCTCCTGCCCGTTACGCTCCCTCCGGCAGCGGCGCACGCTCACCGGCTGCAGCAGCCCCAGCGTTCCGATGGAGGCGGCGAGCGCGGCCACCGCCGCCGCGTCGACCGCCCGCGCGTCCGCCGCCGGATAGCAGAGCGGCAGCGCAATCTCGATCGCTTCGGCCATCAGCGCTGCCTCTGCCCGTAGGGCGTGCCGCAGATGCGAATCTGGCCCGGCTGCGCCCGCACAATCTTGAGCGGGCGCTTCTCGTAGCAAGCGTTCCACGCCGCCGCTGCGATCGAGGCGATCTCGAAAGCACCGCCGCGCCGGCGCTCGCTCTGCGCCAGAAACTCCAGATGCAGCGTCTGCCGCGGGTCGCCGACCTTGAGCCCGTCATTGGCGATGCAATAGCGCCAGAACGCCTCGCCTTGTCGCGGCTGATGGGAGAGAACGGCCAGCGCCACCGACGCAGCGCCGGCCGAGCGGAAGCGCCGCGGCGCCGTCCGCTGCGCCGCCTCCAGGCAATCCTGATAGAGCCGCGCCGCCGGCTTGAACGGCACCGCGAACTGCACCCTGGAATCGATGTTGCGGATGGCTGCCGGCCACATCGACTGCGCCGTCGGCCGGAACCCGAGCAGAATCAGCGGCATCGCGTCGTAGAGCAGCCTCGCCATCGCCGGCGAGATGCCCTCAACGTCGTCGTCAAACAGGCTGGTCGAGCGGATGATCTGCGGCGTCGTCCGCTTTTTGATCACCGTGTCGAACGTGGTGTAGAGTTGTTGTAGCTCCGCCGTGCTCGTCACATCGTGGACGACGATGGAGAACTCGATCGGCACGTAGGAGAGCTCGACCGCGCGCAGCCGGTGCTGGCCGTCGACGAGATGCAGGGCGCCGTTCACGCGCCCGAACGCGAGCGACGTCTTCGACCGAAACGTTCCCTGCTCCATCGACATCGCCAGGGTGAGGATGTGGCCGTCCCGCTCCGGAGGCACCCGCAGCGCGCGCTGTTTCTCGTAGCCGTAGGCGGCGAGGATGGCGGCGGCCTCCCGCGGCCCGATGGTGATTCTGGTGTTGTCGATGATCGCCGGCAGCCCCGGCGCCCGGATGCTTCCCGCGATCGGCTGGATTTTTCCCATGCTTCGTCTCCTTGCTCCTGCTCCACCCAGCATCGTCATGCGCACATCCCCGCTCGCGCATGTCGCGATGCCGGCGGATGGCCCACACGCCCACGGCGAGGAAAATCTCGGACTCAAGGAGACCGAGCTGCAGCACCAGCCACCCAAATCGCTCCGGCGACGGCAGCACGATCTTCGCGTAGGCGCGGGAGCTCATGCCGCCTCCTGCATCGCGCGCTTGAGACGGCGCACATGCGCGGCGGCGGCGAACTCGTCCGCGGCCGCCGCCACGTCGAGATAATCCTCAAGGAGATCGTCCGGCACCCAGGCCGGTATGGCGACGTCCTTGATGCCGGCGCGCGAAGCCTTCAGGCGGCGGCGGACCTCGGGGTCGGCCAAGGCCTTCTTGCTGGCCGCCGACATGCGGGCGCGGACCTCGGGATCGGCCCAGGCCTTCTTGCTGGCCGCCGACATGCGGGCGCGGACCTCGGGATCGGCCCAGGCCTTCTTGCGGGCCGCCGACATGCGGGCGCGGACCTCGGGATCGGCCAAGGCCTTCTTGCTGGCCGCCGACATGCGGGCGCGGACCTCGGGATCGGCCAAGGCCTTCTTGCTGGCCGCCGACATGCGGGCGCGGACC